TTAGGCCCTCTCGTCAGTTTTGGGCCAATTTTGGGCCAATTCGACTCGGGGCGGCAGCTTCTCCAGCTCCCTCCAGTCCGAGGAGGAGCTGATCCATTTCGCGTAGGTAGAAAGCAACATCTCGACGCTGTGGCCAAGCTGGCTCGCGATGAACGCGGGGTTCATCCCAGACATCAGGCACATGGTTGCGTAGGTGTGGCGGGTGTCGTACTGACGGCGTTCACGGATGTTCAGCGCCTTCAGCGCCGATTTGAAGTGGCGGATTGTAACACTTGGCTCGTTGATCCACAGCCCACCTTTGCTTGGTTGGAACACGAAGGGACTAGTCGGGTGGGCCGACTTGGACGCCATTCGACGAAGGGTAGCCATTCGCTGGGCCTGGTTGATGGCGTTCAATGCACGCTCGTTCAACAGGACCACCCGATGATGCTTGGTTTTCGTACGTTCCTGAGGCGCACGGTTGACGATAATCCGGCGAACCGTCGCGGAGCGCTGATCAACGTCGATATCCTCCCATTTCAGACCCATTGCTTCGCCAGGGCGGACCCCAGTGAAGAAGCAAAACTCGAAGAACGCTGCGTAGATCTGTGAGTATTTCTGGAGCGTCGCATAAAGGTGTGAGATTATCGCCTCTGCTTCCGCCCTGGTGTAAGGGTCTACTACTTTCTTGACGGACTTTGGCTTATCAAGCGAGGTGGTGGGGTTCTTGGCGATCAAACCATCTAGGACCGCTGTCTTGAAAACGCTGGCCAGCTTGATGATCGCATTCCGCTTTACGCCAACTGACGTCCACTGGATCTGGGAAATTACCCCGCGAAGCATGGTCGGCGTGATCATGTCTATCCGGCGTAGGCCGAGGTATGGCATCCAGTAGATGTTGAACACGCTCTTATAATTGTTGCGGGTGCCTTCAACGATGTCGCGGCTATCCAGCCACATCTGGGTGTAGGCGCCCAGGCTCGGGATAGACTCCGCCGTCCGGCGTGCAACCTCCGAACCCGGGAATAGCTCGGCATACTTCTCGTCGTCTAGCAGGCCGTGACGGATCAGGTTGACTACTTGATCACGTACACGGCTGGCTGCGCGGATGCCCTGCGCCGTCGGGGGGTGGGCGAGGGTTTCTCCGCGACGCTCACCGTTCCAAGTGAAACGGATTCGGAGCGAGTCTCCTCTGATTTCAATTCCAGGGGGCAGACCCACAGGCTTTCGAGCCATTCCTCATATCTCCATCTGCTGTACATGATGTTGCGGCCGTTCTTGTTCCAGACGCCTTCAGGGATTTTCCCGCGCTGGCGCCGGGTCTGAAGCGCTCGCAGCGTAATTCCCAGCAGTTCGGCCATTCTTTCTTCCGTCACCTTGTCCATTTCTTGGGCAACGGCTTCTTCCGGCCCGGCGTGTTCATCGCCTGGCTTTTTCCTTTCTGAGCGCATTGAGTTCTCCAAGCCGCCGGTGGCGGCAGGTTGGTGGTTAAGTGGTCGCCTTGGCGGCTTTTGCGTGGCCGACGCAAACCCGTAGTGGTTCACCGCGTTCGTCGAGGTCGGCGTGGCACATGAAGCCCTTGCGGTCGTGCGCCATGAACTCTGCGTCGCTGGTGGTGATGGGCGACTGATTGGCGATGGATCCCAGGCGATATGCGCAGCCCTGGCATGCACCGGCCGGGTCGCACTTGCTTGCGATCTGCACGCCTTGGCAGGCCCCGAAGATGGTCGGCAGGTTCACGCTATCGAACTTGTCGGGGTGAACGCCGCACTCATGGATGAGGACCATGTCACTCATCTCTGCACAGTTGGCAGCGACGGAGTTGGCCATGCCTATAAACTGAGCGAACATCTCGGCGAGCTTGGCCGGACCGTGCTCTCGCCATAGGGCTTTCACCATGGTGCGGCGCATATCCAGGCCATGCTGGCTGATACCGGCGATGATCAGCGCGTCCGCTGGCGACATGCTGTAGTCGGTGTTTTCGGGCATAGGTCATCCTCGCCCGGCGGTCGCTACCACCGGGCTTTGTTGGCGTGGTGTTGATTACTTGGTGAGTTCGTGGCCGAACGGCACGCGGAAACCGGAGGCGTTTCGGTGGCCGCCACCGCCGTACTGTTTAGCGATCTCCGACACATCCAGCCCCTCGTCGGTGCTGCGCAGGCTGAATACGCGGCCATCTGGCGTATCCCAGTAGCACGCGGCGAACGCTTCGCCTTGAGCCATCAGGTGCCCGGCGTCACTGGTGAGCGTGTACGGCAGGCTGGCCACGGGCACATCGTGACCGCCGATGACCAGGCGGCGCTTCATCACGGCAACCAGCTCGGCAATATCCTTGTGGTGCTTGCGCTCGATCGCGGCGCCGTCCGAGCGAAGGGTTTCCACATCGGCCGCCATCAGCTTGTCCCAGACTTCGAAGTCGTATGGGTAGCTGAACAGGTTCGCCTGGATTTCGCGGGTGCCGTCCAGCTTGAACAGCCAGAGGTCGCGGTCCTCGATGTGGCGCAGCAGCATGGGCGGCTCTTGCCCGGGGAAGAAGTGGTCCCAGGCCAGCATGGCGCCGCTGCGGTTCATATCGAAGCAGCAGGCGATGGCCGGTGCGTTCTGCATTTGCATGAAGCTGTGAGCGCTTTCCCAGCCCAGCGCGACCGTGCCGTCGGCGTGCCGGCCATCGAGCCGAACGCCTGCATGGAAGGGCGGGAACTTGCTCAGGTCCTCGGCCGCCGACTTGTGATGATCCAGGATGATGATGCTGTGGGCCTTCCAGCTCATCCTCGCCATGACTTCGTACTTGTAGCTGAAGTCGACGATGATAACGTCCTTGCCCTCAACGTTTGGCGGCTCTTGGCCGTAGACACCGGCGACAAACTCGACCTGGTCGCCCAGGGCTTTGCGGACAACCCAGGCGGCACCGAAGCCGTCAGCACAGTTGCCGTGGTAGATGCACATCGTTTTGCGTTCAGACATAGAGTTTCCTCACCCGCACGGCAGATGGCGGGCATTTGATTAATGGCAGGGTGACGGTTAGGCAGGAATTTTTTCAAGAGCCGCGTCGGCGACCTTGATCGCGGCCTGGGCGTTGCCGACGTAGGCCGGGTCGAATCCGCCGGCGTAGTGGATAACACGCTGGCAGGCGTCTAGCTCTTTGCGCGCCAGGCGCAGGGCATGGACCAGCTCTTCTTGCTGCGCGCCTTCGGCCCGACCGATATCCCAGAACTCCTGGCCCCAGTGATCAGCAGGCGGAGGGTTGCTGTTTTGCTTGCCGCAAGCCATGGTTCCGATGATCGCGTCACAGACCAGGCGCTTGTAATTGTTCTGGCCATCAAGGCCAAGCCCGCCACGGCGGCGCAAGGTGCTCACCACCTCGTCGACGTTCAGGCCGCTGTCCTTCAGGACGATGTCGAGCTCAGGCTTGCCCTGGGTGTATATGACTAGAGCCAGCTTGGCCTCCGGCCAGAGATCGGCTGCCAGGCGCTCCAAGCAGTCGTTCGCGGTGTGGTGGAATCGTTCTGCGGACATAGGTAATCCTCGCCTGCGCCTGTCGGCGGGCTCATGTGGTTTAATCGGGGTTCAAGAGGAGGAGCGATATGGCCAAGGAAACTAGAAAGCCGTGGGGCTATGCAGCAGTCACCCTGATACCCACTGGCGTCGGGTTCGCTTTCAGTGGACTGATGACAAGCCAGCCTGCCTTCGTCTACAGCGGCCTTGGCATGGCCATACCTGGAGTTTTGCTGGCCGTGACGCACTTCTGGTCGGCACGCCGGCGGGCTTGAGTTGTAGGGGAAGGTGTTAGGCGTTCGGATAGCCGCTCGAAATGCGGTCAGCTATGGATTCGAGCCTTTCGGCCATGTGCCACATGTCGTTGTTGTCGCGGCGACTCACGACCAGCGATCGGTTGCAATTGCGGTGCATGAGTATTGAGGCCGCCACACGGATCAGGCCGGCTTCGACCTTGCGGCGCAGGTAGCCTTTGCGCGGGATCATCTCGGCCCCCTTGCAATCAGGTAGGCCATGTAGGCGAGGGCGATCATTGAGCGGCCTCTTTGGCCATGAGCTCGTCAACGACCGCATCAGCCATCGCGCAGAACAGGGGCATTCTCCCCTCGTTCCAGATAGCCAGCGGTGAGCTGGTTCCAATGGGGTTGCGAACGAATCGGTACCGCTTGGCATCCTTGCGCAGAGCCTCGTTCTCTGCGAGTAGCTCATTTACGCCCTCAGCCAGGAACCTGTGTTGTTCGTCGCAGCAGAATCGACGGTCGTTCATCACCCGCTCAGCCAGCGCTTTCAATGCTTCTCGGTTCACGGCATAAGCTCCTTCGGCACCTGGACGGTATCGCCGAGCTTGTGTGCGACAATGGCCCGGCACGCCGCCGGCAATGGAAAATCAGCCCCTTGGGCAACGTCCTTGCCGTTTTCGGTTATCCAGGCTGCCCAGTAGTCCCAATCTTTCTGCGGGCAGTGCAGGCTGACGTTGTGCTTCTGCAGTAGCGGTCCGCCCACCGCCCAGTCTTCCCACGGGTTGAAGCGTTTGGCTTGCTCGGTCACGGTGTAGCGGTGGCGGGCAAACACCCGCCAGGAGGTGTTGTAGTGCGGTGGCTCCATTTCCAACTCCAGGCCATCGGCCATGCCTACTGCCCATCCAAGCGCCTCCCCGACCAGGTCTGCCGTCTTCACTTCGATCAGGTCGGTCATACCAGCACCTCGTCGGGCACATCAAAGAATCCTAGGCGCCCCTTCATCGGGACAAACGGGAGCGGCTTTGGATCGCGCAGCACGAACCCTTTCTCGCCCATGTACCAGGGCGATTCGCTGTGATCGACGCTGTCGATAAGCTCGACTGAGCCAATTATCCCGCCTCGCAAAAGGTTGTCAGGCGGCACCGGGAAGGGCGGCTTGATCCCCTGTCGGGTCATGAAATCAAAGGCCGACAGAAACTCACGACGGGTCATGCCGGTGGCGGCGTGCACCAAGAAACGTCCTCGAAACTTCGTGTGCCAGGTTCGATTCTCGATGTCCTTGCCGCCGCTGATGATCAGCCAGGCCCAGGGCTGGCGAATTGAAAGTGCTTTCACAGCTCATACCTCTCATCAATCCAGCGACCAGGCGCCAGTGCGGGTGTAGGTTCGGGTTGTGTTTCGTGCGGGGAGAGCTGGCGCTCGTTGCCGGCCTGCAGCTGGCTGTCGGGGATGCAACTGATGCCGACCCCGTTGAGCAGGTAGCAGGTGACGCCGCGCTGGCTGTCGTGCTGCACGTTGATGACGTTCTCGGTTGCGCTGGCGCCGGTGGCCAGCAGCAGGAGGCAGAGGGCGAGGCGGGTCATGCCTGGGCCTCCTGGCGCTCGCAGGCAACCATGTCGATGAATGCCTGCGGCAGTACGACCGCCTCATGGCCGGGCGACCAAGACAATGGCGGGCACTTGCGGATCATCTCGTTGAGCAGTTCGAACGCTGCAAGCAACTGGTCGTCGTTGATCTCGCCATCTTCTGGCAGGTCATCACAGAAGTGGTCGCCTGGATCAATCTCGCTTGGGTAGTTCGGCGTGCAGAAGACCAGTTTCAGGTCGGTCAGATCGATCTCATGCTCGATCAGGTAGTCGCGCAGCTCTTCCTCGTTGAAGAAGTACTGGTCAGCATCGTATTCGGTGATCGCTTCGCCGGCCCAGACGCGCTTCGGCATGGCTGCGAACTTGGCCGCCCGGCTCTCTGCGTGACAGACCGCGCACCACCCGTTTGTGGCATGGATGGGGTGCTCTGGGTTCTTCGCGCAGTGGCGGTGGGTCGACCCGCAGTAGCGGGCCATGTGCTCATCCTTTCCCCAGAAACGGCCTGTCGCATCAACCCAGCCGGTAACGGTCTGGAGGCTGGCGGCTTCGGGGGATTCGTACATCACGACTTTATCTTCGCGCACGGGGATTCCTTGGCCGCCATATCGCGGCAGTGAATAGAGGGGAGAGGGGTTACAGCTGGGTGGAGTACAAATGTGCTCTGGTTAAAAAATGTACAAATGTTGATGCGAGTGAAGTTCTGAATCCGGTATTCTCGGGTGTCACCAAACACAACGAGGTGACACCATGAAGTGCCGTATCAGGAAAATGCGCCTGGAATCAGGCTCCACTGTCGAATACGTGCAGTGTTTTAAGCAGCAGGGGAATTTCACGCTGGGGCAGTCGATGCTTCTCCATCGCTTCACTCCTGAGCAGATCCACGCAATCCGTACAACCGGGCGGATCTGACCACCCTCGCGGCAGATAAGCAGTCGCCGCTTCATTACCACTGGTCGCCTATGCGGCGAACAGCTCTTTACTAACGACCTTCCATGGGTCGTTGGCGCGAGCCAGCGCTGCCATCGGCGGAGGGCTGACGCTGTTGCCGCACATGTGCACCTGCTCGGTTTTGGTGAACGGCTTGCCGTCGGCGCCTTTGTCGATGATGTAACTGGCCGGGAAGCCTTGGGCGCGGTACAGCTCATGTGGCTGGAGCATGCGCAGGCAGATATCGACGACCACGTAGGGGGTGCCCTTCACGAAGACGGTCACTAGGCCAAGGCGGTCCTTGGTGGTGACCGTCGGCGCTGGCGCGTCTGCTGCGCTGGTGTTCTCGGTGCCGTAGTAGCTGATCAGGAATGCGGCGACGCGCAGGGCGCCTTCTTCATGCTCCGGCGACAGTTTGTACTCGACCAAGGCGTGGTGCTCGGCGCCGGCGGTCATTGTCGGCACCAGGTCATCTACGGGACGGCCTACGCAGTTGCGCCGGAGCGTGGCTAGGCTGGCCGTCACCAGGCGCTGCTGGCTGCCGGTGTTGGTGACCGTGGTCAGTGGCTCGTCCGCGCCCTTGGCTGGCGTGGTATTGAACCCGCCATTCGCTTGCTCAATGAAGGCGGTGACCAGGGCGCGATGGTTCTGCGTCATCAGCGTGCCCATAGGTTGATCGGCTGGCGCAGGCTTGCCAGCGTACACCGGCCCACCTGCCCCGATCATCACTGGGCTGGCCATCATCAACTCCCCGCGGTTGGCGGCAGTAACCGTGGGCAGCGGTTCACCGGGGTCGTTCACCCGGACAGCGCCCTGATGGGTTGCTGGCAGAATCACCGCGCTCGACAGTGCATGCTTCACGCCGCCGGCGACGACTGTACCCAACGGCTGATCCAGGCCTGGCACACGCGGCTGTTGGCCAGCACGTTCGCCGTATCCGGTCTGAACTAGGGTAGGGCTGGCCACGGCGAATGATCCGCCGCGCGGCCAGGAGGTGACCGTGCGCAGCGGCTCGGCGGCGGACTGAGTCAGCTCGCCCGACCAGTTCGCGATTGGCACAATGAATGGCTGCGGGTTGTCCAGCACGAACTTCTTCATGCCCTTGGCCACGCGCCGCAGCGTTGCGGCTGCCAGTTCCTTCTTGCGACCGAAGATGCTCTTGCTCGGTACGCTCCAGTCGATGCAGTCGGCTGCCGTGCGCCACTTCTGCTGGCCCTTGGCTGGGTGCTTGGCGTGGGTAGGCTCAGGCCAAACGATGGGCTGGCCGTCGCAGCGAGCGATCATGAACAGGCGTTCGCGGCTGGTTGGCGCGCCGAAATCACAGGCCTTGATGATGCGCCATTCCACCTGGTAGCCCATGCCTTCGAGCAGCTGCACGAACCGGCGCCAGGTGATGCCGCGGCGTTTCGGGTCGGGCACCAGGAACTGCTGCTGTACCGGAACGCGCTCGCCAATGGCAGCCACGGTGCCGTCCAGTTTCATCACCCGGCCGGTGGCTTTGTCGCGCTTGGCGATCAGCGGCCCCCACTGCAGGATCTGCTTCACGTTTTCCAGGCTGATCACCCGGGGCTTCTTCTTGCCGCCCCACTTGAGGCCGATCCACGACAGGTTGCGGATCTCGCGCTTGCGCGGCTGCCCGCCAGCGGCCTGGCTGTGGTGGGTGCAGTCGGGGCTCATGTGGAACCAGCCAACTGGCCGGCCCTGGCATTCCTCATCCGGGTCACCTTCGAACACATCGGTGGTGAAGTGGCGCGCTGCTGGATGGTTGGCGGTGTGCATGCTGATGGCCGCCGGGCTGTGGTTCTTTGCCACTGTGACCGGCCGGCCCAGGCCCATTTCCAGCCCGGTACCGGCGCCGCCGCCACCGCAGAAGAAGTCCACTACGATCTCATCGTCTTGCGGATCGAAGCCAAGGCCGTACTGGGTTTTGAAGTCGAGCGGGTTCTTTTTCAGAAATGCAGACATGGGCGATCCTCGCCGGGGAGGCGTGAAATTGATAAGGGGTGTTATTCGCAGAGGCCGTAGGCCGAGGAGCAGCTTTTCTGGCTATCGGTGCGAGCGATCAGGTCGACCATGTCGAACTGGCGACCGCCGCGTGCTGTGTTGGCCCAGTCGACCATGCGATCGATACCGTGGGTGGCGGCGCTAATTTGGTCGTCTGAACTCACCGTTGGATCGTTGACCGCAGGGAAGAAGGTTGTGGCACCGCGCTTACTCGCAAGGCTCACCAGGCGTTCCCACTCGCGAACCCTGTCGACCTCCTCGGGCCACCTTGCTGCGATCTCACGCAGTTCGTCCTTCGCGCACATGATGCAGGGCATGCAGCCGACGCGGTTGCAGCCTTGTAGGTACAGCGGGTTCGGCTTGATGCCCGCGGCGCGGTGGGCTTCGAAGACAGCATCAACCGGCCATTTGAGGATAGGACGGTAGTTGAACAGACCGCCGCCAACCTCGTCGCATTCCGGCAGGTAGCGGCGGTCCAGGGATTCTTCGGCACGTACGCCTTGCCAGGACAAGATCATGCTGTCGCCGTCCATAAGCGGCATGAAGACTTGCTCAATGATTGGGTTCCGCTTCAGCTCATCGGTGCAAAAACGCGACTTCGCGCCAGGGAACCGGCCCTTCCATAGGCACATGTCCAAGAATGGATTGCCAGTCGGGTGCAGTACCTCCAGCGCGCTGACCACAACCGCCTCCGGCACTCCTTTCTCCCGCCACTTCGTTTCGATGAACTTGCGCTTGCCTGCGATCTGCCTTGCGAAGTCCGCCTTTACCCAGCGGATCGGCACCCCAACCGCCTCGGCCAGGTAGTGCAAGTAGTCATAGGTGGCCGGGTGTTCGTGCCCGGTGTCTGCAAAGACGGCGCTGAGGTTCGGCACCTCCAGTTCGCGAGCGACCAGAAGCGTGGCCGTGCTGTCTTTACCGCCGCTCATGCTGACGATGTTGTATTCGGCCATCGTGTGGTCCTTGCGTGCAGGCGCCGCCCTCGCCGGGGAGGCGTTATCGTTGAATAGGGGAAGGCGCTGGCGGGCAGCGCGGGTCAGGCAGCAGAAGCCTGCTCTTTGATTGCCATGATGGCGTTGGCAGCGTGGCGAACGTAGAACAGCCTCGCCATCAGGTTCGGGCATGGCTTGCTGATCTTTGTCTCCCAGAGGTCGCTTCCACCGAGCAGTGACTCATTGCTCTGGAGGAAATCGTAGGCAAGCACCAGTTCGGTATCCCTGCCTTCGGCGAAGGTCTCGATCTCGTCAATCACGTCGGCCAGGTCGTCGAATGGCAAGCGCTCGTCGGCTTCGGCGTGTTCACGCAGCCACTCGCCCAGCTGCTCAGCCTGCTCCAGCGTGGCGCCGCGCTCGGGAATGCCGGCCATCCACGCCGGGATTTGGTCGGAATCGAACTCCTCGTCGATCCGGCCTATGATGCAGCTGCAGACCGTGTCGCGGATGCTGTCGAAGTCGATCACCTCGCGCTTACAGGTGCTTTCCAGCTTTTCGTGGAGGTAGCCGTCGCTCTGGTGGCGCAGGAAGTTGATGCCGTAGTCGGCGCCGACATGCCACAGAAGCCCGTCGATATCGCCGAACATAGACATGCCGTAGGCGGTGACGCAGATGTCGAAATGGTAGACCCGGGTGCCAGGCTGCTGGCAGCGCCAAACCTCGACGCCATTCTCATTCACCAGCTGAGTGTATTGGTGCTGGGCCAGGTCTTCAGCGACGCGGGCGGCGAGTTCCAAGCGTTCTTGGTCGTTCATGGCTTTCTCCATGCATGCGCCGCCCTCCGTGTCCGGATGCGGCAGAAGTTTTGGTTTATCGCTTGGGATAGGTCTGCGTCAGCGCGCTGTTGACGACATGCCCGCGCCGCAGCACCAGGTTGGCCAGCGCGGCGCGGTCTTTCTGGCTGTGACTGGCCTGGCCGAGCAGGCCGAAGTAGCTGTTGGCCGTCTCGCGCAGGTCCTCGGGCGGCGCTGCTGCTGTCCGCTTCATGGCCTGCAGCACTGACTTCTTGCGGGTAGTGCGCCGCCAGGGCTTGATCACATGCCCGACGAAGTCCACGCCGCGTTCAATCGGCTGTAGGATGGTCTTCGACGGATTGAGCCTGACTCCCAGGCTTGGCAGGAACTGCTCGATCTGCCAGAGCCAATCGTTCAATTGCTGCGGTGACTCATGCAGCAGCACAAAGTCGTCGACGTAGCGGATGTAGTGCTTGGCCTTGAGCGTGTGCTTGCAGAACTTGTCCAGGGCGTCGAGATAGACGTTGGCGAAGAACTGCGAAGACAGGTTCCCGATGGGCAGCCCCAGGTAGGCCGGCTGAGCGGTAAGGCGCTTGTGCTGCGGCACCCGGTTGAACAGGTGCGCCGGGCTGCGCTCGGTGTAGTTCTCGCGCGGGTCATGCATTAGCACCCGCAGGGCCAGTTGCCTAAACCATGCATCGTCAATCCTGTCCCCCAGCTGGCGAGCAAGCACACGCTTGTCGATCGACACGAAGAAGTTGGCCAGGTCGCACTTGAGGTAAAAGCCGGGCTTCGACCAGTTCTGAGTCTGGCGGCGGATCTTCGCTTCCATCCGCTTACCGGCGTACAGCGTGCCGCGACCAGGGATACAGGCGCAGCTGTCCGCTATGAAGCTGCGCTCGATGCTTGGGCCGATGCGGTTGTACAGCAGGTGATGCACGATGCGGTCGCGGAAGTCGGCGGCCCACACTTCGCGGGCCTTTGGCCGAGTGACCACAAAGCATATTGAGCGTCCAGGCCTGTAGGTACCGGCTTGAAGCTCGTCGAATAGGTCGAGGAGATTGGCTTCCATATCGACTTCGAAGCGTCGGGCGCTCGCGGTGTTCCGCTTGTGCCGGCGGCAGTCGTAGTAGGCCTGTGCCAATTCCTCGAAGGTAAAGCGCGCAACGGTCGAATCTGCGGACGGGGCGGACGAGAAACTCGTTGTTCTTGTGGTTGTTGTTGAGCCAGCCATCCTCAAAGTCCATGTTGTAGGCGTTGTTGGCGGAGCGCTGCGACCTATCGTGCTATCTACGTCGCCAGGACGATTGCTCAGCCTGGAAACTGCGCCGGACCTACCAGCATGTGCTGGCGGTATCCGTGCTGCGCATGGCGGTGATCACAGATCAGCGGCACGACCAGATTCAGCGTGCAGGCAGGAGGGCCGTAACCCTCAAGCAGCGGACGCGGTTGCGGATTTCTTCCAGGCGTTGGCCTGGCGACCTACTGAGGCCGTTAGCTTCATTGCCTTGGCGTGCTGACCCTTGCTGATCAGGCCCTTGTTGGTGAGGGCGCGCAGCAGGTAGTTGAGCATCCAAACGCTTTCGAGCAGGAGATTCAGATGTGGGAGCTTGTCCCGGGCCATGTTGGCCCGACCAATCAGCACCAGGGCTTGAAGGCACTCGTCACGGATCTTTGACCCTACGACCTGCTTGAGGTCGCGCGGGATGTTTCGAACCAGGTCGAGCGAAAGGCCAAGCAGTTCCTCGGCCACCTTGTGAATTTCAAGCTCTGTGTGCAGGGCCATCCTGGCCTCCTAAAAGCGAGGGCGCCGAGGCGCCCATGAATGAAGAAATGGATTACGGAATAAATCTGCGGACGGGGCGGACGAGAAACTCGTAGCTCTTGTGGCCGTCGTAGAGCCAGCCACCCTCAAAGCCCATGGTGTAGGCGAGGTGGGCGGAGCGCTGCGAAGACGACCAGTGATAGGCCTTTTCAAACAGCTCAGGCACGTTCGCCTCTGCCAACTGCAGTTCGCGCCGGGCGGGCAGGTAGAAGTCGTTGTGCCCGTCAGCGGTGAACTCGCTGGCCAGCTTGGCGGCAGGGTGTTCGTTGCTGTCGGCCAGTAGCGCTCGGGTGTTGGCTAGGCCATCGCTGGCACTGCTCGCTCCCTCGACTTCCTCGCCATAACCGCCCCAGACCGCGCTCAGCTGCTCGGTCAGTTGCGGCACAATCAGGTAGTAGTCCGGCGCTCCGTCCTCGCCGCGCACCAAGCCGGCGTTATAGCCGCCTTGGCCTGGCCAGTAGGCGCCCAAGGCCGGCACGCCGGCGTGCGCGGCGTCGATGGCCGCGTAGTTCAGGAGTCGATCGAACTCGCGCTGGATGATTCGGGACGCCACACTGGCATCAATGCTAATGCTGACTTGCTCCATGGGGTGCTCCTGATGGAAATTGGGGCAGGCGGCCGGCGCTTCCCGGCGTGCTTCTGGTCTGAACGCTTTCCTGGCGAACCCGGAATCGCCTGCAGAGAAAGGAATGAATGGGTGAATTACTGAATTGGAATGCTGCGGACGGGGCGCACCAGGCGCTCGTTGTCCTTGTCGTAGTAGTGGAGCCAGCCATCCTCAAAGTCCATGTAGTAGGCGGTGTCGGCGGAGAACTGCGTGCTCAGCCAGTGGTAGCGATCTTCGCGCAGGGTGACCAGTCCTTCAGCTTTTGCAGCCATCAACAGCTGGCCTTCCAGGCAGGACGGGATATGCGCGCCCAGCTCCAAGGCCTTGATGGCGATCTCATAGCCGGCCTCGGCCATTGCACGGGCGTTCGCCTCGCCGTCGCTGTAGCTGTCGGCACCGGGGATTTTCACGCCATATTCGCCCCAGATGCCCTCGAATTCGTCGTCGAGCAGGATCAGGGCGCATTCCTGGCCGTTCAGCCAGTAGCGGGTAACGAAGATGCCGCCAGCCAGTGGTTGACCGCGCTCCGGCAGGTCGGCGGCGGCGATGGATTGCAGTACAGATTGGGTCATGACTTTCTCCAGGGTGTAGGCCGCCCTCCATGGCTGGTGGCGGTGTAGTGGCAATTTGGTTTGGGATGGGGTATTACGGGTGACCGGCATGGAGCCGGGTTAAGGAGTATTCGATGACGGCTACAGCAGAAATGCTTTACAACCTACAGCGTTTCCAGATCCTATCGCTGTACAAACAAACGCCTGAGCTCTTCGAAGCCTCGCCGGCATATGCTTTCGCTTGGGACAGAGGCGTCTTCCCAATCATTCACGAGCAAGTGACTTGGCATGAGCCGTACGCGGCCGTTTTCCAAATAGACAGAGATAAGGTTGACCAGCTTTCGGAGTTCCTCGATGACCTGTGGTCAGAGGGCAAGACCATTTCGTTCTACGAACTCGAGGATCACTATGAACTGCGAGGTCCGAATCCAGGCTGGGACCGTGCAGACCTTATTGGGGCGTGCCGCTACCTAAGGCTCTGCGAGCTCTTCGACGACTCGTTCTGGAGTGCTGTTGTCGAGAATATGAAGTGCCCGGGAGAGGCTAAAAGCATTATTCGACCCTTTAATGCATCCGAGTTACACTTGGTCTGAGGTCGGGGTAATCACCTCATCCCCAGGATCCTACTGAATCATCAGCATGCTCTTCCGGTTGTAACCCAGCGCCACAGGTGACAGTTGCAAGCTGTGGCGCTGAATTTAGTCACTTAGCGTCGAATGTGCCCAAGGACAATTTCGCGGCGATACCAACCTTATCTTCGAGAACAGCCTTGAACTCCTGAGCGATGGCCTCTCGCTGGGCTTCCTCGCCGATCCAGCGCAGTTTCAGCACCGGCTGCGCGCCGCCAGTGATAACCGACACGCGCAGGCGGATCACTTGCTCGCCCAGGCCCTCGAACGGAGTTACCTTGAAGTCCAGCCAGGCCGGCAGGGTTTCTTTGCTGCTCGCCTCGATCTGGTCCATGGTGCTGCGGCTGGCGCGAGTCTCGCCGACGGCGTGATCGCTCTCAGAAGAGGCTTTGACGGTGATGGTGCGCACCGCGGCGATGGCTTTGGCAATCGACATTGCGACGCCATTTTCGTCGGTTGCCGCCAGGTGCTGGTTCCAGTCTTCGATCCAGTCGCTCATGGACTTCTGCACCAGGCTCTGGCCACACACTGCCTGCACGGCAGCGAACGCGGCAGACGGCTTTAGCCGCAGCACGGCGCGATCATCGGCATGGCCCGGGTCTTCGGCGGTGCCGATGTTGAACAGCACGATGCAGCTCATGTTGTCCTGATCGATGAAGCCGCGGGCGCCCGGCACCGCACGCTCGACGACGTAGGCGCTGTAGTCGGCCAGGGAGTGGGTGGCATAGGTACCACGGAAGCGGTTGCGGCCGGCCTGGTAACGCTCCAAGTCAACCACGTTGAAGTTCTGCGGGACCACGGCAACCGGGCCCAATGCCGGTAGTTCGCGGCCAACGGCGACGACGGCATTCTCTTGGATCAGTTCGAGAGCTTCTTTGCTGAGGGACATGCGCTTTTCCTTGTAGGTGCTGTGAGTTACGAGCGTGGGTGAACAGGAGCTTCTTCACGGTTGAAGAGCTGGTCGTGCTTCTCGGGGAAAAGGGAGAGCTTGCCGCCGGAGCCGACATGCATCGGCGTGTCCAGGCTGGTGTTTTCGCTGCGAGTACCGCGCTTGGTGGGCACTTTGTAATCGAGCTTGTGCTTGATCTTCACCTGACTGGATTCGCCGATCTGGCTGAAGTCCAGGGTGATGGTCAGCTTTCCAGCCTTGCCGTGGTCAACAACGCCAGCGGCAACTTCAGAGAGGGCGTGGCCGATCTGGCTGGCGAAGGCGCCGCCGTTCAGCTCTTCAAGGAACTCGGCGGTATTGGTGGGGGTGGGCATTGCTTCGACTCCTTGTGAAGGATGCCGCTGGGCGGCAGAGTGATGTGTTGCTGTCGGCGCCCGTGCCGGACGCGCGCGGTGATGCGTTTCATGGTCTTGCCTTTGCTCGTCTCTCGGCAGCGGTCGGGAAGTCGATTTCGAACTCTCGAAGGATCCTGAGCAGCTGCTTGTAGGAGATATCTAGGTCTCGGGCCACATCGACCCTGGTCATGCCGACATTGCGGTAGGCGATGATTTTTTCGGCCTTTGCCCGGTCTTCAACCGGGTCGCTGTACTTCTTGCCCAGGTTGTTCTTGCCCAGGTTCGGGTCGCGCTGGAACTTGAATTTTCCATCGGAGGCGGCACGGACCAGCGCTGACTGTGACAATCCCGTGTGGGCCATGGCCTGCGCATAAGTCATGGTCTTTGCCAGCTCGCGGATTTCAGCGAGGCGCTGCAGGCGCGCAGCAACTCGCTTGCCTACCGGAGCCTTTGCTGCTACCGGCGCAGTGGATGGCTCTGGCTCGCGCCGCGGCCTGTGCGGCACATACCCGCAACCAGGCAGAACCTGAACAGCACCGCCGCTCCCGAAGAAGCTGTCGATGCTCGCATTGAGTTGGGCCAGCACTGTCTCGCGCTGATCAGGGATTGGCTGCCCGTTCATTGCAGGCCGCCTTGCTTGCTCGCTGCGCCTGCCTCCATCGCATCCACAAACCGAAGGGCGGTCTCGTAGGTGAAGGCGAAGCCGTGCTTGGTACCGGTGGCGATCTCGATTACATCCCAAATTTTGCCCTTTCCGGAAACCTGATAGCGCGGGGCGCCCCTGCCGATCTTGGCGAAGGCCTCGTCACGGGCCTCCTGGGTGCGCGCCAGAAGCGCTTTGAGCGTGTCCACCTTCTCTTGGAAGGCCGGGTGCATTGTTGTCTGCATGGGTGATCCTCGGGTGGGTCAGGCGTGAAGTTCGAAGGCCTCGGCCTTTCGAACGATTCGAACTTGGGCGGTGCGGCGCTCTGGCGCGCGGCGGTCGCGGCGCATCGGGTCGCTGTCGTTGATCACCGCGTGCATGGCGATGAGGGCAGCCAAGGCGATACAGAGTGGGCTGATGATCTGTTGCCGCATGGCCTTGGTGACCGCCTCGATGCGGCGGCCGGCTTCCAGCTTGAACAGCGCTGCCTCAATGCGGTTGGCCACGGTGCCCGGGCTGACCGCCATCTGGCGGGCGATTTCTTTGGTGGTGAGGCCTTGGGCCACCCACAGCATTGCTTCGAGCTCACGAGGAGCCAGCGCCTTGCCGAGCTGGCCAATCCATGAGCCGCAAGTGATCGTTTCCATGAAGTGTCCTCGGTGGGCTGCATTGGTCGTGACGTTCGCTGCCGTGTACCTCCCGGACCAGGGGAGGGCGAACGCCACGACCGATGCAGCCTGGTGATGGGGAACCAAGTGGATCGGGCAGTTTTCGTCAGGCTGACGCGGTGCTACTGCTGGGTGCGCAGTTCGTTGCGTGGCACCCATCCGCTGCTGGTCTTCACCATGCAGCCGACGAATGCGGCGTAGCGGGTTTCGCGCTCGGTCTGGTGGCCGTACCAGGCGCATGTCCCATAGTCGATGCCGCGCATGATCAGCCACGCGACGGCGGCAGCCATGATCGCGAACGATCCGATTCGGATCACAGGTAGTCCTTGAGGCTGAGGCCCATCAGCTTCGCCGACTTCTCAAGGACGGCCATTTCCTTGTCGTCGATGTCGCCCGAGGCCTCGGCGATGGTCAGCATGACGTTGATCACGATGACCGCTTCCTCAGGCGAGTGGGCCAGGTCCTTCAGTTCCTTTTCAGCGTTCATGCGCAGGATGCGATGACCGCCATCGTGGAAGTCCTTTTCGGCGCGATCCATGGTGTTGGACAGCTCCGGACCGAAGCCTTTGAGCTGAGGCGTGTTTGCGATCAGCTTTTCGGTCTTCTTGATTTCGTCCTCGCCGATATCGCCGTCAGCGGCTGCGACGTAGAAGGCGCCGTACACGATCGCTTGCATCAGGTCTCGGTTCTGAACCACCTGCATCGCGGCGCGGGCTTCACGACCTTTCTTGCCGAACAGTTTTCCAAGCATGGGGTGTTGCTCCGTGGGGTTGATTTCCCGTCTGGCCCTGTTGCCAAGGCCAGCCAGTGAAATCGTCGGTCGCTCATTTGAGCTGGTTGATCGGCGCCGGGCGCCATGACTCGATCAGGCTGTCCTTTCCCCAGTAGCAGTCCTCAGCGCGCCGTCCGGGGAATTCTTTGCCGTCTGCATAGCGGACATCCACAAGACCGCTGGCATGGCGCGGCCTTCCTTGATTGCGATCCCATCCTCGCCAAGATTTCATGCTGTGTTCCTCCAGTGGATTCCCCCTGATGCGCCCCACTAGAGGCGCACCGGGGAATCGTCTGGCGTCACCGCCTCAGATGGCAGCTCTGCGCTCATTGCGTTGGCCTTGGGCTTCCCTCGCTCCGCCTTCAATCTGAATGCGGCGGTGGTCGTCGGGGATCATGTTGCTCCGCGCTTGAGTGCAGCCCTTTGGCCGACTGAGTAGGGCACGTATGCGCGGATTGCCGACCCGTTTTGTCGGCTGGGCTTAATGCTTCATTGGCAGGTTCCTCCTATGGTTTTTGATCCGCTCCATGCTCGTCGCCGGGTTTCCCCACCACTGCCTGCTGCAGCTACTGGCTACGCATCAGGTGGCTCGCATGGTCTGGCGTCCTCCATATGGGAGTCCGGCAGCTATCCAGAGGCTGCGTGGTCGACGACTTAGCTTGTCCCGACCCAGGTAATGGCCTGGGTGCGTCGAGGTGGTCACGTCTGGTTGTGTAAAGAGCGGTGGCTTTGTTGGCCTCGGCAGTGCCTGGCGAGCGACTGCGTGTTGATATAAATATCACGCAACGTGTTTTTTATGTCAACACGTTCCGTGATTTATTTTGCTTGATGGTGTGTTGAGGATTTTCCCTAGAAGGCGGGTTCACGCTTCACGAGGCGTGATGTATGCTCATTGCAATAACTGGATGGATATACAGTAATGGAGATGGCTCATGTCCAAGCAGAAGAAGACGGCACCACAAGGACGCCAAGAGATGACCGGGGTAGAGCGGCTCGGGCTGCGGGTTTCGTCGATGATCAATCACCCCATTGCACAGTCGCAGCGCTGGGTGACGATCCATCGGCTGGACACGGATGGAGACATGGAGTGGGAGGAGGTGATGGGGCTGCTGGCCGAAACGCCTGAGCTGGACCTGACGTTCAACGATGACGAGAGCGTTACGGTTCGGTGGGAGCCACAGAGCGCCGAGGATCGCGACGACTTGGTCGTGGATAGAGATTGGGAGGAGGAAAAGTTGGAGAAGGAGGCGCCTTTCTAATGGACAATAACAGTTCCGCATTTGCAATGCGTGCTAGGCAGAGTCGGTCTTGACCCCATCGTTCCAGTAGACGGAGGCGCGTTAGGGCGGGGACTTGAAGCGGCGGATTTTACAGTGGCCTGTCTGATGTCGGCGAATAAAGAATTGACAGTGAACGGCGTTCGCACCGACTTATGATGCATTGACTAGCAGCGGTGAATATGCTGCTCAATCCACGCATGTATTGGAGCTTGATATTTACAGTAAAGAATCAGGAAGGCGCCAATTGATGGTGAAAATGATAATGCTGAAAAAGTGATTAGAGTGGTGGTTACCACCTTCTTCTGATTTCCAATATTTCTTTTGGATTTCACTATTAGGGTTTGAAGATTTTTTGGATAGGTTTTTAGCGCCTTGGATAGGTTGTCGAAAGACGCATCAAGACTGCTGTTGAGTCGCTGTACATTAAGATACTGATTGATCAAGATGCCAAAAAGAATAAGTGAGGTGATGATGAGCCCGCTTACGGTAACAGCCTCTTCTAGCCCAGTGGTTGCTTTGTGGAGGGTCAGTAGCGCAATAAGTGATACAGGAAGAGCAAGCAGCTTTCCCGCGATGTCACTAAATGCAACGCTCAACTTTGTACCATACTCCAGCTCTGCTTGAGCAAACTCCTTGCGAGTCTTCTCGAATGAAAATGAGTGTATATATATCTGAAAGTTGCGCCAATAATTTTCAATTATGCTATCCCAAGATTGAAGGATGTGCATGAACTTATTAGCCTGTCCATCAGTCAATGACTCTAGGCTCTCGCAGATGGCGCCATTAAGGATTGCTCTCCTTTCTTCAAGGTGTATTCGCCCTTTATGCTCCTCATTGGCAAGGCTATGAATCAAAGAGGTTTTATTGAGATTGAGTTCAATGATGCTTTCGGTGAGCTTTGTCTGAATTACTATTGTCTTTGGGGGCTTGTTGGGTGTGGTGGGGGTGGAAAAAACTAAGTTATAGAAATTATTTTGGGGGTGCTCTGATGCAGCAACTTTTGACAGATCCGTAATGAGATCACAGACCTTAAGGATTCGATTGTTTGATGGGTTTGGTTTTGCGTCAAAGGAAGCCCAGTCTTCACTTGTTATATAAAAATTCTGCAAGTGTTTTCCGGAGCCAAGTGATGGGGTTTTCTGAACTAGCGAGACAAAGCTATCAAAGAAGCTATTCTCTCCAGAAGTCACCACGTTGTATTCAAATTTAATTCCAGATGGTTGCGCTCTGAAATAGGACATCTCTCCGAAATTGTTTGGGGCTCTTTGCAGTTGTTCACAGAGAGCCCGTATTTCAGCGTCATCGGGACCTGAATGGCTAAACGAGCCCCCTTCCGTCAAAGGAGGCTTGCCAATTTTTCTGTAAAGTTCAACCACTAGTTCGAACATTTAGTCAGCTTCCGATGCGACCGTTCAATTCGTTCTCTATCATCTTCTTCATTGCATCTGGGATATCAGAGAATGTTATAGTAGCTTCCGCGGAATTATAGCATACAATGCTGTCTGGGCTAGTGCTGAGCGCACTCCTATCAAATTGCGCTGACCAGCGACTTGATTTGCCTTTGATTTTTGTTTTCTTGTCAAGAATAGCTTTGCTTACAGTAAACTCTTCTGGGATTTTACTTTCTTCAGAATTTAGTATCTCAGGTAGCGCTTCGAGCATCTCGACGAGATCAGCCTGCTCTGGAGGGATTGCAGCTGATGCGGCTGTTTGGATACCCTGCAGGGTTGCTTTCTGCTCGTCCTGTTGTTTCTTTGATAGATATGTAATCACATTGTCTTTTGCTTGCGCGGTGAATGGCGCTAGCTCATCTCTGTCGCGGAAGAAATCTTCGATAACCTCGATGGCATTGGCAGTAGCGCGGGTAGAGGCTATTCCCGGCGTGCAGCCCAAGCCCTTAATAAAATAGGCAGAGGCCTCGCTATCTCTTCCCTTACTAATGAAGCATAAGTAGGTCTTGTCCGGAGCTTCTTCGCTTTCATTATCATTAGACTCCGACGCATCTTCTAAAAGTGCTAAGGTCTCAGAGAATCGTGCAAGGTTGATCCGACATGCTTGATGAACTTTTGACATGTCGATATCTACACTTTCTTCCGGGATATAGTCTGGCCCAAGGCGAAGACCATTACGTTGTTTGATGTTTGCAACTAGTATGAAAGGGATTGCATCGCTAACGTAGTAAGCGAAAAGCGTATGACCTCCGGTGGAGAATGTTTCAAGCTTTGCTTGTTCAATAAGTTCTCCTAGCGCGACATGGGTTAACGCCTCAAAATTTTCAGCAGAAAGACCTTTGGAGAAGGTTTCGGTTGACTTCGGAAATCGCCCCTGCCGGCCGTTGGACTCAAATTGGCCCCAGACCACATTATTTCCTTTTTTGCCCAGAAGACCGTGAATCCCTTCGGCGAGCGAAATAACTGTCGGCTTTTTAGGATCGAACAAGGCTTTCTTGACTGTTTTGCTGCGGTCAACTAAGAGTGTACCTTTCTCTTTTTCGAAAGAGTGGATTACTGCATGAACGAGAGTGAAAGCCATAAAATATCCCTATGTTGGCATTATTTTTCTACTGGATTAATTAGCACGGTACCTCAAGCAGCAACAGCAGTCGTAAGCGCATATCAGTCGCTGCCCAATCGATTCATACATTGCAGGTAGTGACAGGGCACGTTTTTGGACCTGATCAAGGCCTCCATCACACCAGGTGGGCATTCCACACCAGTAGCACTCGAGCCTGGATGTAGGTCTCATCAACCCGAATATCTTCAGGGGGATGATTCGTGTTGTCCGAGATCATTTTGAAATGATCGCGACCCTTCTTCTGCAGGCGCTTGATGTACTGATGGCCCTGATGGGAGAAGTAGTAGATCCCGTCGCCCACAAACTCACGGATGCTGATGTCAACGACCAGCGGATCGCGGCTCTTGATAGTTGGCGCCATGGACTGACCGACACCTGTTATGAGCTTCAGATGGAAATGCTCTTTGAACTCGACCCCCATCTCTCGCAGGTGAGTAGGGCTGACGCGGATGTCCTGCAGCATTTCAGGGAAGTCGTGAGCTACTTCACCATCGCCCATTGCTCCGCGCACATCGTAGTGAGCAATCCACACCTCGTCGCCGACAAGGCCTGGGCGAAGGAAGTCAGCCGCGACGACACTGCTGGCGCTCGGCTCCTCAGCCGCAGCAAGGAGGCGCTGACGGGCCTCTTCCGGAATGCCTTTGCCGCTCTTTGCGAGCATCTGCCTGACAAGATCAGTCGTACTCCGGGCTGGCGCCGAAGCCTCGGTCACTGCCGCAGAGCTCAGCAGTAGCTCGGATTGGTCGACTCCAAGGGCAGCTGCCATAGCGGCAATATCCGCCAGCGTTGGCTCTCGCGTACCGGCTTCATAGTTTCCGACGCGTGACTGCGATTTCCAGCCGCAAGCATCTGCCAGCTGGGCCTGGGACATTCCCGTCGCTTTTCTCAAGCGCTTAATGCGCTGGCTCAGTGATTCATTCATGCGCGGGATTTCATCACGAAATGAAATACACGGCTTTCACTTATTGTGATTGATATTAACACGATGCGTGTTTATCCTGAGTGCTAGTCATTGAGGAACCCCGAATGAACAACGTTCGCAAGATCCGGGTAGCGGGGGGGATTAGCCAGGCCCGGCTATGCCGGGAGCTCCGCTGGAACCAGTCGCGCCTGGCCAACTACGAGGCCGGGCGACGGTGTGTCGGCCTGGATGCGGCCCGGAAGATTGTCGCTGCGCTGAACGGGCTAGGCGCCGAGTGCAGCCTTGACGATGTCTTCCCGCCAACGGCTCGCGACCCAGAAGCAGCCTGACATTGAAATCATTACTGATCTGGCAGTGAGCCAGTAGATGACCGAAACACCTGCTGATCCATCCAGTACCTGAATCGCAGGCATAAAAAAACCGGGTGGCAGCCCGGCTTCTTCAACAACTCTTCGAGGTCGATTATGCACTCCGCAATCGATGCGAGCAATACCAGCCCTGTCGCGTCAGTTGTTGGCGATTCGTCAAAACTAGCGCGTCAGGTCATGTCCACCCGCGAGATCGCGCAGCTGACTGGCAAGAGCCACGATAACGTGCTGCGTGATGCGCGCCGCCTCTTCGTAGAGGGTGTCCTCAAATCTGAGGAGACCCCTTATATCCATCCGCAGAACGGCCAGTCCTACCCTGAGTTCCTGCTGGGCCAGCGCGACACATTGGTCTTGGTTTCAGGCTACAGCGCCCAACTGCGCGCCAAGATCATTGACCGTTGGCAGGAGCTGGAGGGGCGGATGGTGGCCCAGGTGCAAATCCCCCAAACCTTCGCCGAGGCGTTGCGGTTGGCTGCCGATCAGGCAGAGCAGAACCTTCAGCTTCAGCAGGTCATCCAAAAACAAGCCCCGAAGGTCGCGGCCATCCAGCGTTTGGCTGCTGCTTGCGGGGCTATCTGCATCACCGATGCCGCCAAGCAACTGCAGGTCGCCCCGTCCAAGCTCTTTGGCTGGCTGGAAGAGAACCGCTGGATCTACCGCCGACATGGTTCCAAACGCTGGATCGCTTACCAGCCCCGCATCACTTCTGGCCTTCTCAAACACAAGGTCACTTCCTTGCGACCGGATCCAGAGACCGGAGGTAATCGAGCGGCCTTTGATGTACAGGTAACCACCAAGGGCTTGGCGCGCCTGGCGGAACTGGGCGCCGGAGGCTCGGTGCCCGCTGCCGGCCAATCCCTCGGCCGCGCATCGGAGCGCATCTGATATGCAATTCACTGTGACCATCAACCAGGTCAAGGCCTTGGAATGGGGGCTTAACTCCCAGCAGGCGCTGCTCTTCGCGTTTGTGTACGGCTGCCCAAGCTGGGCGAAGGCGACCAAGACGGATGACGGAATATACTTTGTCCTGAGTAAGGCCAAGATCGTCGAAGAGCTGCCACTGCTCACCGACAAACCCGACACGGCTTACCGCATGCTGAAAGTGCTCGAACAGGCCGGTCTGATCGAGTTGTCCAGCACCTCAAGCGTTACGCTGCTGCGCCTTACGGAGAGGGCAGCTGAGTGGAACAAAAAGGAAGATGGATCGGAAAAATATCCGACCATGAAGGCCGGCGCCCGAGGTCGGAAAAAAATCCGATCAACCTCGGAAAAAAATCCGAGCAAGGTCGGAAATAAATCCGAGCGAGGGTCGGAAAAATTTCCGACAAATCAAGATACCAGTAATCAAGATACCAATCAGGATACCAGTCACAGTTCGCAGGAAGGTTCGGACGAGCCGAACCAGCCTGCCGGGAAAGTGGTCGCCTTTATCCCGGCCGGTGGCGAAGAGCCGCGTTGCGAAATCCCAGCCGATATGCCGGGCCCGAAAGACCAGTCCTGCAAAACCTTCAAGGCCTGGGCCAACTACGCGATGGCCTACCGCAACCGCTACAAGGCCTGGCCGGTGTGGAACGCGAAAGCCGGCGGGCAGATGGGGCAGCTGATTGACCGACTTGGCATTGAGGTTGCCCACCACGTTGCCGCGTTCTTCCTGCGCATCAACGACGCCAAGTTGATCAACGGCTGCCACAACCTAGGCGACCTCTTGACCAAATGCGAGGCCTACCACACCCAGTGGGTCACCAACCGCCAGATGAACGCCACTACGGCGCGGCAGCAGGAGCAGACCCAGGCGAACATCAACGCGGCTCATGAGGCGGCCGAAGCTATCCGCAGCCAGGGAGGGCAGCGCAATGCTTTCCTGTGAGCAAATTGCGGAACTGGCCGGCGCCATTTGCGCTACCGCTGAAGCTATGGGCCAAACCATCAGCGCTGGCGGCGCTCAAGTCATCGCCGAAGATCTGGCGGCGCATGAGCCCCAGGTGATCGTTGGCGCGCTGCGGGCATGTCGTCGGGAGCCGGCCGGGCGCCTGTCGCTGGGCATGGTGCTCAAGCACATCCACGCCGCCGACGGCAGGCCGGGCAAGGACGAGGCGTGGTCGATTGCGTTATCCGCGAGTGACGAGCATGAAACCGTGGTGATGACCGCCGAAATTCGCCAAGCCATGACCGCTTCAAATCCGATTCTGGAGGCTGGTGACAAAGTAGGTGCTCGCATGGCGTTCATGAGTGCCTACGAGCGCCTGGTCAGCTTCGCCCGCGCTCAGGATAGGCCCACTGCCTGGGAGGTCTCGTTGGGTTTCGATGCTGCTCGCAGGGTGGCCGCAATCGAATCAGCGGTGCGCGCCCAGCTGATCACCCATGAGGCTGGCACCAAGTACTTGGCCGATCTTCGTATCGCGCCCGTTACGGCGGACGGCCAGGCCATCGCCGGCCTACTGACGGGAGAGGTTCGTACCCAGCCAACCGCGGCGATGCGCGAGAAGCTGGCAGAGGTCCGCTTGATCCTGACTGCATCGAAAGCGCGCAAAGACCAAGAGCGCGCCAAGGACAACCAGCGTCGGCGCGTCTCCACATACCTCCGTAAACGCCAGGCCCGCTCGGTAATCGCCGAGATGGACAGGGCGCAATGAAACGGGTCTGGAGCGTACTCATTCCCGGCCGGAGGCCGTTCTCCATGGTGCTGATGGACGGACCGCAAGACCAGGCCGGCGCGCTGCGCGAGGCCCAATTGATATGGCCGATGTGTGAGGTTGAAGCATGAGGCAGAGCAAGTTGACCAAAGCCGCGCGCGGCCGTGAGTGCCAGGTGCGCATTCCCGGCGTGTGCAACGGCAACCCCGAGACCACCGTCTTGGCGCACTACCGCCTGGCGGGCACCTGCGGCGTTGGCAAGAAACCGCACGACCTGCAAGGCGCCTGGTGCTGCAGTGCTTGTCACGACGCGTGCGACGGACGCAGCCGGGCAGTGGATCGCGACACCGCACACCTGTACCACGCCGAGGGCGTCATGCGCACCCAAGTGGTGCTGCTCAATGAGGGGGTGCTGATCGCATGAATTCGCCTGTCATTCGCCCGTTCAGGGCCAAGCCGAATCGCGCCAAGCCCGTCGACCGGGAAGGGCAGGAGCAGGCCGCGCTGGTGCAGGAGCTGCAGCTGCGCTACCCGCAGGTCTACAAGCTGATCTACCACGTGCCGAACGGTGGTCACCGCGTCAAGGCCGTCGCCGCCAAGCTGAAGGGTCAGGGCGTCAAGGCCGGCGTGCCTGACCTGGTGCTGCCCATGGCGCGCGGTGGCTACTTCGGCCTGTACGTCGAGTTCAAGGCCATGCCGCCCTTCGATGCCCCGGTCTCGCCCAGCCAGGACGCCTACCTGCAGGCGCTAGCCGACCAGGGTTATCTGGCCATCGTGTGCCGGGGGAGCATTGACGCCGTTGAGGCCATTCGTGCCTACCTGCTGCTGCCTGTCACGGTGGCCGCATGAGCGCGACCCGAGAGGTTAAGCTGAGCGAGGCTGAGGTGCGCCGGCAGGCTACCGACAAGTCAGTGCGCGATCTGCGCGACCCACGGCACCCCGGCCTGTATTTGCGGTTCTGGAGCAACCGCGAGCGCGGCACTTGGCACCTGGTGCGCGGCAAGAAGTGGGTGCCGGTCGCCCGCTGGCCTGACCTAACCGTGGCGGCGGTGATTGCCGAGCTGCCCGCGCTGCGTCAGCGCCTGCTGCGCGACCCGGCCACGGCGCCGGTGGTTTCCGGCATGTCCACCGTCGGCCATCTGCTCGACTGGTATGGCGACCGCATGGCACGCGATCGCTCGCTTTCGGCGAAGCGCAAGGCCGGCGCTAAGTCCGCCATCGCCCAACACCTCAAGCCGCGCCTGGATAACCTGGCCGTGGCTGCCGTGAATGCTGATGTGCTGGACAAGCACCTGATGTGGCCGTGCCAGGCCGAGGTGTCGCTGTCCTACCTGCGGCAGATGTTCGCGCTGCTGCTGACCGCCTTCCGCCAGGCCCTGCAGCTGGGCCTGATCGATAGCAACCCGATGGCCGGGATGCGCTTCAACGACTTCACCAAGGCCAAGATACTGCCCAAGGCAGCCCGCCTGCGTGACGTGCAGCTGCCCGACCTGATGCAGCAGCTGGCCCAGGCCTTCGAAGCCGCCCCGGGTGACGCCCTGCTGGCCCTGATGATGCTGGCCCACGGCACCCGGATCGGTGAAACCCGTATGGCCCGCTGGAACGAGATCTCACTGGCTGCGGCCGAGTGGTTCATCCCCGCGGCCAACGCCAAGACTCGCACGGAGCACCGCCTGCCGCTGACCGCCCAGGTGCAGGCGCTGTTGACTCGGTACCGGGCCATCCAGCAGGCCGACGGCTACGAGGGTGTGTACCTGTTCCCGAATCGCCGGGGCCTGTGCCTGAGCGAGACGCAAGCCAGCAATGTGTTCAAGCGCCTGGGGCAGGGCGAGTGGACCAGTCACGACCTGCGCAAGGTGTCCCGCAGCACCTGGACCGACCTCGGCATTGACGGCCACATCGGCGAGATGCTGCTGAACCACAAGCTGGGCAAGATCGCCAGCACCTACATCCACACCCAGGCCATGCAGCAGCGCCGTGCCGCGCTGGAGAAGTGGCACGCCTGGCTTGATCGTATCGGCTTCGCAGCCATCCACGGCCTTACCAAGGCCTTATTTGAAATTTCGCAGAATTCGCCCGAGGCCACAGCAGCCGTGGCGCCGAGCGACCTTACCGCATTTGTAATTAGCGAGGATTCGAAATGAGCCGAAGCATGCAGCCGGGTGACCTCGCGCTGACTCTAGTGTTCGATACCGAGATCCCCCAGGGCAGCCAAGTGGAGCTGGTCGAACGCATTCAGAAGGGCCAGCTATTGATTGGCAAGGATCGTCAAATGAAGGCGCCTACCGCTGGGTGGTACGTAACTCATTTAGGCACGCCCGCGAAGGTCGCCTATGGGGATTCCGAGCTCATGCCGTTGCGCGGCAGCGAACCGCGGATGACGAAGTTTGATGCCCAGGCCTTGTACGGCCTGGTTGTGGTGTCAGCATGAGGAAGAGCCACGGTCCAGCGCTGCGCAAGGAGAAAGTAATCCTGGCCAAGTGCTCAGACTGCCAGGGCAGGGCAGTGATGAAGGGTATTTTCTACGAACTGCCATGCGGCCGCTGCAACGCATCAGGTTGGGTGTCGGCGATCACGGGCGAGCCGCTGCCTCTGGAAGACCTTGTAACGCAGCTGGGTCTGCGAGTCCACGAGCTGGAGCAGCAGGTTGATCGCCAGCGTCCACCGCGCACTGAAGGCCCATCTGCGCAGTACGAAACGAACAACCGCCGCGGCGTTGGCGGCACCAATTACACCGGGGACTGAGGAAGAAGGACATGAAAAAACGGACCTACGTAGACAAGGCCCTTGGTGATACTGCGTACATGCTAGAGCAATGGGGTTGGTGGCGCATGGATGGCATGGGTGTGCCTCAGTATGTTTGCCCGCTGTATGCGCTCATGAAGGAGCACGTCCCAGCGGAAGGCAGCTTCAAGCAGTACGTGATCACTGACGACCTAGCGCTTGCTGTGGACGGCGCCGTGGCAAGGCTGAACAAGCGCAATCCACAGATGGGTGGCTTCGTTTGGCTGTACTTCGGTGCTAAGTGGCCGGCGCTGCGTATCGCCCGCGAGCACAAGATGAGCGAAGCCAAGGCGCGCGAGCTGATCAACACTGGAGTGGCCTGGATCGATTGCGCCCTGGAGCAATTGCGCGAGGCTGCATAAAAAGCTTTCCGCGCGGATAAACACCTGTTTTCATAGCAGCGTGTCCAGCTTGCAAGCAACGCGACACAGTGAAACCCCGGCCATTGCAGTCGGGGTTTTGCGTTTTAACGGCCCAGCTTTTCCATGGCAGCATCTGCCAGGAACGACGACCGGCTTTTCACGTTGTGATCGCGCACGTACTGGTCGATCTTCTGGATGACGAAGCCCGGCAGGGTGACATTGACCTTTTCGGTCTTGCCCAGGTATGGCGTGATGTCGATCTCCAGCATGCCCCAGCCCATGTCAGCGAAGTCGGGATTGTCCCGGTGGGCCGCGGCGCTGGTTGGCATCGGGATGGCCTGGCCGTTACTGGCGATCTCTTCCAGCATGATATGGGCGACCTCGACGGCAGAGGTATAGGCCTCCTCGAAGGTGTCGCCCGCGGTAACAGCGCCTGGAATATCGGGGATCTGAATGCCGGTGGCGGTGTTTTCGTCGCCCCACTCGATGCAGATTGGGTATTGCATGTTCGTCTCCTACAGAGGTGCAAAGGGTGAAGCCGGGTTATTTCAACCCGGCTCGTTCCTTGATGCTCTTTACCGTGCCGATCGGTAGATCCTTCTTGGGGTGTGGCACTGGTATCGAGTTTGGGTTGTTGGGGTGTTTGAAGATGTGGTGGCTTCCAGTGACACGTTTCAGAACCCATCCAGCTGCTTCAAGCTCCTTGATCAACTGCCTGCTTTGCACCTCCGTCTCCTTGTGTGGTTGATGTGAAAATTATACCTCTAGGTGCATATATTGTAAATATAAAAGATGCGCCTAGGGTTATCTTTATGCGGATGGCACGCCTAGGCAGCTGGGCTGAGTCGGTAATGGCGTTCAGTCAAACCCGTGCGGTCACTAATGGACAACGCGATGGCAGTCTGGGTATGCGACTCAGCGATCCAGACCAGTAAGCCGGGAAGCACCGGCTCTCCGCACTCATTCCAACGGCTCGCCATGACGGCGGGCCCTTCTTCGTTCTGGAGCATCAATGGACCCGACCGACCTCGGCCCAGGCACAGCCACCTGGCTGGGCGGAACGGGCACTGTTGTGCTTGGTGGCTTTTTATGGCTGCGTAAGTTCCTCTCGAAGGATGCCGCAGACCGCGCCATGGATACCGCTGACATTGGCACCGTCCGCCGCTTGAATGAACTTCTCGACTCCGAGCGCGAGGCTCGCAAGCTTGCCGAGGCCCGCGCCGACCAGTTCGCTAAGGAGCGTAATGAGCTCGCTGCCGCAGTTGGCCGGATGGAGGGAAAGATCGAAGCGCTGACCGGGCAGGTTTCCCAGCTCACCGACAAGGTGACGAGTCAGAGCGCCGAGATCGCCCGGCTTCGCGCTCAGCTTGGAGGTGTTGCATGATGGACAGATGTGCACTTGAGTTCATCGCTCGTCGCTGGTGGAGACGGGCTGAGATATGGGTCATCGCGTTGGTGCTGATTGCCGGCGGCGCGGTGCTGGGATGGCAGTCGGCCTATTGGGCTATGGCGAGCATGCAGGCCAACCAGGTGAAGCAGATCCGCGAGGCCTACGACGCTGCAATGGCAGAGCGCGACAAGCGCCTGGATGAGCTGACCAGTAAAGCCGAAAGTGCCGCTACAAAGGCCTCGAAGGCTGCATCCACCGCGAGCCAAGCAGCCTACAAAGCTGATGAGGCTCTCAACCGGGTGTCGCCGTAGCCGCACCACAAAACAGACATGCGCCGTTTCGTGGCGTGGAGACACAGATGAATCGCAAGCAGATCTCGACCGCGTACAGCCTGTTCCATACCCGTGACCAAGTGCAGCGCCGGCTGGACACGGTGCTGAGCGGCAAGGGTGTGTCACTCGCAATCACCGGGGACTACCAAGACGAGGCTGTGCTGCACTCGGTTACCGGGTCTCTGGCAGATCACTTCAGGGCTGAAATGGCCGCGATCGATGACCAGCTCAAGCTGGTTGGCTGGAACGGTGAGTAGCTTAGGGAATTGACGATGGCCAGCACGCGAGCGCCCTACACGCCCTGCAAGCTCTATATGGACGGCGCCGAAGGCATCGCGGTCGGTGATTTCATAACCACCGCCGCCGGGTCTGCCTACCTGGTGCAAACGTTGCGGGTAAGCCGCACGCGGCCAGAGCGTAGGCACATGGACTGCCTGCGCTGGCCGCTCACCGAGGTGCCGCCTGATGCGCGGTGCTACCAGCTGACTTGGTACAAGAGATGAGGAGCGCCGGCATGTCAAGGGTGTATGCAACGATCGTTTGCCGCCATCGCTGGTGGTTGAAGTACTACCTGGCTGGTGTGCTGGCAATTGCGCAGGTCACAGGGCGTGAGCCGAACCCTGGTCGGGTTGCTTACTGGGTCGGTCGCGGATTGAAAGTTGAGGTGCACTGATGGTCAGGCTCAAGACGCTCGGTTCCCGCATCAAGGAGAGCGTAGGCTCTCGGGTCAAGGTCGTGAGCCCCGGTAGTTGGCGAAGCGGCATGACCAGCTCCCAGCGCGGCTATGGCTACAAGTGGCAGCAAGCCCGAGAGCGGTACCTGCGCGACAACCCACTGTGCGTTTACTGCGAGCGGAACGGCCGCACAACTGCCGCCAGGGTTGTCGACCACATCGTTGCTCACCGTGGAGATATGGTTCTCTTCTGGGATCAGACCAACTGGCAGAGTCTCTGCAAGCCTTGTCACGACTCCGTCAAGCAGGCTGAGGAGGCGTCGGGGCTGCGTGGCTGACACGTCAGCGGATCGACGAAACCCAGCGCAGCGCGAATGAGGCACGTCAGTGACGTGCCGCTAAAGGGGTAGGGGGGTTAAAAGCTAGGGATTCTCATCTAGCTAGACCGCCACCGACCCCACGTACAGATTTTTTTCCCCCACAGGATTTTTGTTAAATGGCTTTAACATCCCGCAAGCGCGCATTCATCTCTGCGCTGAGGGAAGGTGCGTCCAATCGGGATGCCGCTGTGGCGGCTGGCTATTCCGAGAAGACAGCGTCTGCGGCGGGCTCTCGGCTGGTGAAGGACAAGGATGTGGCGGCTGAACTGCTAAAGCTCCGCGCCCTGGGTTTGATGCCTCAAGATGTTAAAGGTGATGTTAAAGCGCATGTTAAAGCCAAGCCTGCCGAGAACACCTCGGTCAAGGATGAGCAGGCGGCAGAATCGGACCCTGTAGCCGATGAGCAGCCGGAACCCGAACCTGCTGGTTTCGACCTGACCCAGGCGCTCCTGCATCGTGACCCCAAGGACTTCTTGCTATCGGTGATGAACGACCTGGGCAGCGAACCAAAACTGCGTGTTGACGCAGCTAAAGCCCTGATGCCGTTTGTTCACCCGCGCAAGGGTGAAAGCGGTAAGAAGGACCAGGCTCAGGCCAATGCTGATAAAGCGGCCACCGGCAAGTTCGGCACGCGCCGCGGCCCGCTGCAGTCGGTGAAATGATGGAGTGGTCAACCGCCTGCCTAGACTGGGAGCAGCGCATCGTTGCCCGCCAGAGCCTGATTCCGTTCGAGCCGTTGTTCCCGACTGAGGCTGAGGAAGCCCTGGACGTGTTCGGTGCGTTGCGCATGGTGGACGCCACTGGCAGTCCTTTGATGTGCGAGACCGTGCGCGATTGGGTCAACCAGTTCGTGGCCGCAATATTCGGGGCCTACGATCCAGACTCAGGACGGCGCCTGATTAGCGAGTTCATGCTGCTAATCAGCAAGAAGAATGGCAAGTCGACCATCGCCGCCGGAATCATGCTAAGCGCGCTGATCCTCAACTGGCGTGCTTCGGGTGAGTTCATCATCCTCGCTCCGACCAAGGAGATCGCGGACAACTCCTACCTGCCGATCAGAGATATGGTGGCGGCTGACGACGAGCTCAAAGCCTTGCTCAAGGTGCAGGACCACCTGCGCACCGTGACCCATCGTCAGACTAACGCCACGCTGAAGGTGGTTGCGGCGGACAGCGAAACGGTCTCGGGCAAGAAGGCCATCGGCGTCTTCGTCGATGAGCTTTGGGTGTTCGGCAAGCGCGCCAATGCCGAGGCGATGCTAAGAGAGGCCACCGGGGGCCTGGCATCCCGACCGGAGGGATTCATCATCTGGGCCACCACCCAGTCCGACGCCCCGCCTGCTGGTGTGTTCCGGCAGAAGCTAATGTACGCCCGCAAGGTGCGCGACGGCGAGATCGTCGATAAATCGTTCTTGCCGGTGCTGTATGAGTTTCCCAAGGCGATGCTGGACGCCGGCGAACACCGGGACTTCTCCAACGCGTACATCACCAACCCTAACCTTGGGCTTTCGGTCGACGAACCTTTCATCGAGCGCGGTTACGCACAGGCCCAGCTGGACGGCGAGGAGTCGTTCCGCGGCTTCCTGGCCAAGCACCTCAATGTCGAGATCGGCTTGGCGCTGCTTTCGGATCGCTGGGCGGGTGCTGATTTCTGGGAGGCGCAGACCTCCGAGCTATGCCGCACGTTGGAAGACCTGATCAAGCGCTGCGAAGTGATCGACATCGGTGTCGATGGCGGGGGGCTGGATGACCTGCTTGGGTTTGCAGCACTCGGCCGAGAGCAGGGCACACGGCGCTGGCTGACCTGGACTCACGCCTGGGCCCATCCATCAGTACTGGAACGGCGTAAAGCTGAAGCTCCACGCATCCGCGACTTCGCCAAGGATGGGCACCTTACTTTGGTTGAGCGCATCGGCGACGACATCGAAGCGGTTGCGCACCTGGTGGCGCAGGTCGAGCAGGCCGGCCTACTGGACAAGGTCGGGCTGGACCCGGCCGGTGTCGGCGCGATCCTCGACGCGCTGGAGGCTATGGGTATACCGCGCGAAAAGATCGACGGTATTTCACAAGGATGGCGCCTGGGCGGAGCCATCAAGACTGCCGAGCGCAAGCTGGCCGAGGGCACGCTGCTACACGGGGGCCAGCCGATGATGGCCTGGTGCTGCGGTAACGCCAAAGTCGAGCCGCGTGGAAACTCGATCCTCATCACTAAGCAGGCCAGCGGCTCGGCCAAGATCGACCCGCTGATGGCGCTATTCAACGCTGTGACGCTGATGGCCCTCAATCCAGAGGGGCAGGGCGGCATGGAAAACTTCATGGCCGGCATTCGGGATCCACTGATCGCATGAACGCATTTCACTATTTCATCATCTGCGCGGTGTGCGGATTCGGCCTGGCCTGCGCGGGCGTCTGGATGCTGGCGGGTACGGGCTGGTCTCTGCTCGCGGGCTCGGCCAGTCTGTTTAGCATTGCAGCGTTCATTCGCCGAGGGCTGAGCAGTGATTAAAACCCTCTCTCAAGCGCTCGGCACTGCCGCCGCCAAACCCTCTGCAAGCATGAGCAGTTGGCTTGGCAAGAGCATTCGATTGTCGGACGGCGGGTTCTGGAGCGCCTTCTTGGGCGCCCAGTCCAGTAGTGGCAAGTCGGTCACGGTCGACAAGGCCATGCGCCTGTCGGCGGTCTGGGCGTGCGTGCGCATCATCTCTACCTCGGTTGCAGGCTTGCCGCTCAGCATCTACCGGCGCCTTCCGGACGGAGGGCGTGAGACGGCGCGAGACTTTCCGCTCTACGATGTGGTGCACAACAGCCCGAACGAGGACATGGCCGCTTTCCACTTCTGGCAGGCGGTTGTTGCTTCGATGCTGCTGTGGGGCAATGCCTACTGCGAGATTCACCGGTCCGGTGGGCGGGTCATCGCGCTGGACTTTTTGATGCCGTCGCGGGTGACTCCCGAGCCGGACGACGATGGCAGGCTGCGTTATTTCTTCCAGCCGCGAAAGGGCGCACGCCGGGAAATCGCCCGGGACGATATGCTTCACATCCCCGCCTTCACCTTGGACGGGCGGATGGGACTCTCAGCAATTCGCTACGGCGCAGATGTGTTTGGCTCGGCCATGTCGGCCGACGATGCGGCCAATACCACTTTCAAGAACGGGATGATGCCCACCGTAGCCTTCTCGGTGGACAAGACGCTCAACCCGACGCAGCGCGCTGAGTTCCGCGACTACGTCAAGACGATCTCCGGCGCGCTGAATGCGGGCAAGAGCCCGGTGCTCGAACAGGGTGTGAAGCCTGAGATGATCGGCATCAACCCGGCTGATGCTCAGCTGCTCGAGTCGCGCGGGCACAGCATCGAGGAGATCTGCCGCTGGTTTGGCGTACCGCCCTGGATGGTGATGAAAACCGACAAGGGCAGCAACTGGGGCACAGGCCTTGAGCAACAGCAGATCGCGTTCCTGACCTACTGCATCATGACGTACACCGCGCCGATTGAGCAGTGCGTCAACAAGCGCTGCATGACGGCGGTGGACCGGATAAAGCACTACTCGGAATTTTCGCTGGAAGCCTTCCTGCGAGCCGATAGTGCCGGCCGTGCGGCCTATCTCAGCACTATGGGCCAAAACGGCTACATGACCCGAAACGAAGGTCGGCACAAAGAGAATCTGCCCAGCATGCCCGGGGGAGACATTCTCACCGTGCAATCGAACCTGGTACCGCTTGACCAGCTGGGTAAACAAAACGACAGCCAAGCCGCGCGCGCGGCGCTGATGAACTGGCTGCAAAGCAATTCCGGGGAGTAACCCATGAAACACAAGATCCAGTCTCGCGGCCTGCGCAGCGAGATGAGCCCGCGTGCGCTCGATAAATGGAACCCCGCCATCCAGGCGGCCGTGGAAAACACCTCGGAAACCATCACCATCTACGGCGTGATCGGCGAGGACTGGTACGGGGAGGGCGTGACCGTCAAGCGCATCGACGCAGCGCTCCGTGCGATCGGCGACCGCGAAGTGACGGTATATATCAACTCGCCCGGTGGCGACATGTTCGAAGGCATCGCCATTTACAACCGTCTGCAAGAGCACAGTCATGAGGTCACCACCAAGGTGCTTGGCATGGCGGCTAGCGCTGCTTCGATTGTTTTCCTGGCCGGCAAGAGACGTGAGGTGGCCAGCAGCGCGTTCCTCATGATTCACAACTGCTGGACCTGTCTCGCTGGCAATCGCAACTACCTCCGCGACATCGCCAACGACATGGAAGAGTTCGATGCCGCGATGGCCGATCTCTACGCCGAGACCAGTGGGCAGTCTGCTGAAGACATGGCCGAGCTGATGGACGACGAAACCTATATCCGCGGAAAGCGTGCTGTGGAGCTTGGCCTTGCCACCGGGCTGTTGTCGTCCACCGAGGTCACCGAGCGCGAAACCGAAGACGCAGCCCAGGCCAGCGCGCTCAAGGCCATGGACGTCGCCTTGGCAAAAGGTGGTATGACTCGCTCCGAGCGTCGAGAACTGTTCGCCAATTTCAAGTCCGGCATGCCTCGCGCTGCCGGCGGAGGTACGCATAACGCTACCTCGACCGATAAGCCCCGCGCTGTCGCGCCAGACCTCTCCGCCTCTCTGAGCGCGGCAACCAATATCCTCAATTCTCTGAAAGGAAAGTGACCATGGACTTTGAAGCCCAAGTCAAAGAACTCAACGCCAGCCTGAAGGGCATTGGTGATCAGATCAAAGCGCAGGCCGAGGCGACCGATAAGCAGCTCAAGGCTTCCGGCGAAATGTCTGCCGAGACCCGCGCCAAGGTCGACGAGCTACTGACTAAGCAGGGCGAGCTGAATGCCCGCCTTGGCGAGGCAGAGCAGAAGCTGGTGAACGCCAACCGTGACCGCGGCAACCAGGATGAGCCGCAGAAGTCGGTCGGCGCCCTGGTGGTCGGCAGCGAAGAAATGCAGGACGTAAGCTCCTCCTTCCGCGGCTCCCGTCGTGTATCCGTCCCGCGTGCGGCCATCACCACTGCAACCGGCGGCGACCTGGTGCCTGCTCAGCGCTTGTCTGGTGTAGTTGCTCCGCCTCAGCGTCGGCTGACCATTCGCGACCTGGTGGCGCCGGGCCAGACCGAGTCGAACTCCATCGAGTACATCCGCGAGACTGGATTCACCAACAACGCCCGTACCGTTGCGGAGAACACCGCCAAGCCTTACTCCGACATCACCTTCGCGCTGGCCACCGCGAACGTCCGCACCATTGCTCACCTGTTCAAGGCTAGCCGGCAGATGCTCGACGATGCCAAGGCGCTGCAGAGCTACATTGATGGTCGCGCTCGCTACGGCCTGAACATGGCGGAAGAAGCCCAACTGCTTTACGGCAACGGCACCGGTGCCAACCTGCAGGGTCTCGTGACGGTTGCTCAGCTATATGCCCCGCAGGCCGGCCTGACTGTGGTGGGTGAGCAACGTATCGACCGCCTGCGCCTGGCGCTGCTGCAGGCTGAGCTGGCGGATTTCCCGTCGGATGGCATCGTGCTCAACCCGATCGACTGGGCGGCCATTGAGCTGACCAAGGACGGCGAGGGTCGGTACATCATCGGCCAGCCGCAGGAAGGCACCAACGCGAAGCTCTGGAATCGTCCGGTGGTTTCGACTCAGGCTATGACCCAGAACGACTTCCTGGTAGGTGCCTTCAAGCTCGGCGCCCAGATCTTCGACCGCATGGAAATCGAAGTGCTGATTTCGACCGAGAACGACAAGGACTTCGAAAACAACATGGCGACGATCCGCGCCGAGGAGCGCCTGGCGTTCGCGATCTACCGCGACGAAGCGTTCGTTACTGGCCCCCTGGTCACTTCTTAAACCTTCCGCAACGTGGCGCCAGAAATGGCGCCCCAATGGAGTATTCCAATGGCACGTAAACAGGAAACACCAGCATCCACGGCTGATGCGAAGGATCGGGCCTCTGCCGTTGACTCCAGCGGCGGCTCTTCTAAAACAGCCGGTTCGCCTCTTTCGCCGGCTGCGGCGCCCCTTCCAGCAAGTGGTGACTCGGGCGGGTTAGGCGACTCGGGGGCTCCTGCAACTGCTGCAGGGCCAGCGGAAGGCTCGGGAGTGGTTCCGGCAGATGAACAAGCAGCCGCCGGCACTGGCTCGGATGTTGTCACGGGCGATTCCGGAGCTAGCACCCGAATCGCCGCGACTGACGTCGCGTTATCTGAAGGCGCCAGTCAGGCCGCTTCAGCCTTGGCGGATAGCCGCAACGGCGCTGATCAGTTGGCACCAGAGGACCAGGCCAGCCCTAACCCTGCGACTCTTCAGATCTATCCGCTGCGGTCATACATGGATGAGGGCGAGCTTCGCCGTCGGGGCGGCCCAGCTTATACGGTGCCACGCCGGCACGCTGAAGAGCTGGTGCAGCGGAATCTGGCATCCCTCGAACCGCTGAAGGAGTGAGGGTATGTCGGTCATTAGTTTGACCATTGCCCGTCATCACCTGCGGGACCCCGACGACGATGACGAATACCTGGAGCTCCTGATCGAGGCGGCCGAAGGGCAGGCTATGGACTACCTGAACCGCCGCGTTTACGCCGACCAGCAGGCGCTGGATGTGGCTGTATCTGCCAATGAAGCCGGCGAGTCGCCGATGGTCTGCAACAAGCAGATCAAGGCTGCCTGCTTGCTGATCCTCGGTCATCTTTACGCCAACCGCGAGGACGTTGTGATCGGGACCATCGCAACTGAACTGCCGCAAGGTTCGAAGGCTCTTCTGACCCCACACCGTGTCGGGTGGGGCGTATGAGGGCCGGCCCGCTTCGCCATAAATGCAGTCTTCAGCATTGCACTTTGGCGCCCGAGCTTGGGGGCGGTAAGTCCGAGCAGTGGAGCGTTCTTCGTGAATCCGTATGGACCGAAATCGGACTACCTACGGGCCGGCTCCAGCCGATTGCTGGCCAGGTGCAGGCCGTAGTTACCGCCGAAATCAAAGTACGCTACTCGCGAATCTTTGCGGCAGGCATGCGTCTGGTTCACAAATCCACTGGTGATACCTACCTAATTGAGGCTGCTCTCCCGGCTAACGAGCGCGACATGCTCCGGCTGCTGTGCTCCAACGTCATTAATCCATGAGGGGAAACCCATGAAAGTAAGAGCCCTGGCTAACATTTCTGGCCCAATGGGTCGCAAGACCATTGGCGACACCTTCGATGTCAAGGCAGAGGAAGGCCGCGTGCTGATCGAGAACCGGCAGGCCGAGGAGGTGTCTTCGCCTGACAAGGCGTCAGTCACGCCTAAGCGCGCAGGCAGCGACCAGGACGCCTGACATGGCTCGCCGCTCTCGGATGTCAGGCGACTTCAAGCTGCGCAAGTTGTTACGCACTATTCACAAGACCGTCGACAATGAAGTACGGGCGGCAATGCAAGATGGTGCTGAAAAGATCTTGGGGAGCATGCGCGAATTCATCCCCAAGGATACCGGCGCGGGTGCTAATGCATTGACCGCTTACGTGGCCAAGAGTGGCCTGGATGCTCAAATCGGATTGCGCGGCAAAAAGGCTAACCGCAGGTATTTCTATCTGCGTTTCCTCGAATATGGCACGAAAGGCTACTCAGGCGGAAAGCGCGCCGGAAATCGAACTCAGCGAGCAGCCAATAAGACCGATGGTGATCATTGGTACGGGAAGTACCCTGATATCCCGGCCATGCCCGCGCACCCCTGGCTCAGGCCAGCAATGGATGTGAACCGAGAAGTTGTCCTGGCGGATATCCATGCAGCTGTCGGACGAACGCTACAAAAGGCAGCGAAGGGAGGTTGATGTGTCCGATCCATCGTTCGCCCTGCAGGTCGCCCTGCACAGCCGATTGTCCTCCGGGCTGTCATGTCCTGTGCATGATGGCGTGCCGGATGATTCGCCATTTCCATACGTGACCATCGACAGCTCGATTTCCGATGAAGCTGATTTCCTGGCGAGCCGCAAAGATCAGCGCTTCCTCTACCTTTCGGTCTGGAGCCAATACCGGGGCCAGAAGGAAGTGCACGAGATCATGTCAGCTATCGATGCCTTGTTGCACAACCAGCCACTGCCGCTCACCACCGGGCACGTCGTGTCCATGCAGGTGAAGCGCAAGCAGACCAGCCGGGAGCCTGACGGCGTTACCTATCAGGGCTCCGTGACTCTGCGCGTCATCACCCAACACTGATTTACCCCTGAACCCGCCGCGTTGCGGCATTCACCTGTCCCAGGAGGACTACCCATGCCTGTTACTACCGCAGCCGGCACACGAATCTACATCGGCCCGCGCTTGACCGCCGACTTGCCCAAGGATTCGGCCGCGGCCAAGACCCTGCTGGTCGGCCTGACCTACACCGAGATCGGCGAAGTCGAGAACATTGGTGATTACGGCGACGAGGTGGGTGACGTTACTTTCGCCGCCTTGGGCGACTCGCGCACCCGCCACCTGAAAGGCTTGGCCGATGCCGGGTCAGTCGATCTGTCGATCGGCCTGCTCGACGATGATGCCGGCCAAGTCGCACTGCAGGCCGCCCAGAAGGACCGTAGCCGCTTCGACTATCCGTTCAAGGTCGAATACGAGAGCGGGTACGTGGACTACTTCGCAGCCAAGGTGATGTCGTCCCGCAAGCAGGTCGGCGGTGCTGAAGACGTTCTGAAGCGCGCCGTCAGCTTCGGCATCAACTCCGAGATCATCGAAGTCGAAGCGACTCCGTGATTCCAGCCTGAGGCGCCGCCACCGGCCGCGCCTCGTTTGCTAAGTACCTAATTCAAGGAACCCGCAATGTCCAAGACCAATCACGGCACCGTCATCGTCGATGCCGGCAGCGATAGCTTCACTCTGAAGGCCACCCTGCGAGCCGTGCGCGCACTGGAGAACCGTTTCGGCGGAATTCTGCCGGCTATGCAGGCCCTGGGTGCGGCCAACATTTCCGCTACCGCATTCATCATCGCCGCCGGCGCCGGTATCGACACCAACAAGCGCAAAGAGCTCGAAGCGGTTGAAGAGGCCGTGTTCGAAGGTGGTGTGAACAAGGTTGGTAGCCAGGTGCTGCCGTTTGTACGGGCGCTGCTTAACCCCGGCGGCAAGACTGATGAAGAGCTCGAAGAATCCCAGGGAAACGAACTGAGCGATCCGGCAACGGCAGCTACGTCGACGAACTCTTCGGAATAGCCACTGGCTGGCTGGGGTGGTCGCCGCGTGACGCCTGGGAAACCCCGGTGGTCGAGATCATTCTGGCTTGGGAAGCGAAAGCTGACTTCCTGAAAAAAACCAATCCGTTCGGCCAGCCGGAGACGAAGCCATCCAAGGCGGCCGTAGCCAAAGACCTTCGGCGTGGCCTTCGGGGCGCTGCCGCATCTCGTCCGGCAGCTAACCACTGACCCGCCCAGGCGGGTTTTTTATCGCCTGGGGGAAACATGGCAGATACTGACGTTCAGGGCATGCTGGTCCGCATCGAAGCGACCACGGCCCAGCTTCGGCAAGAGATTGCGCGCGGCGAATCAGCGGTGGCGTCGACCTCTAAGAAGATGGATGCGAGCCTTTCTCGGGTCGACGACGCGTTTGACCGTGTGGGTGCGAGTGCGGAAAGCGCTGGCGGCTTGCTGAAAAGCGCGCTAGCGGCAGCTGTGGGCGCTGTATCTGTCGGTACCATCCTCAAGGCTGCTGACTCCTATTCCCAGATGTCGGATCGTATTGGCCTGGCAACGAAGAGCTTTGGGGAATACAGCGCGGTTCAAGATAGGCTTTTGGCCACGGCGAATCGGACCTACCGCCCGCTGGAGGAGGCTCAAGAGCTCTACATCCGTACGGCTGACAGCCTCCGTTCGATGGGGCTTAGCGCTGATCAGTCAATGGACGTCATGGATAGCTTCAGCTATCTGCTGGTGACCAACTCAGCGTCGGTTGATAAAGCCAGTTCGGCCATCGACGCTTACTCCAAGGCGCTCCAAACCGGGAAGATCGACGCCGACGGCTGGCAGTCCATCCTTGCGGCGATGCCCACTGTCGTAGACACCATTGCTCAGGCGACGGGGAAGAGTGCTGAAGAGATCCGTAGCCTCGGCGCTCAGGGCAAGCTCAGTCTCGATACCCTCACAGAGGGCCTGCAAAAGAGCGCGGCAGCCAATGGGCTCTTGGCTGACAGCATGGGGGTCGCGGTCCGCGATGCCCTTACCGCCCTCAACAACGCTTTCACCGTGTACGTGGGCCAGCTGAATGAGTCAACTGACCTTACTGGGGTGCTCGCGTCAGGCATCTCGGTTCTGGCGGACAACTTCGGCACTATTGCCGAGGTAGCCGGTGTTGCTGCCGCAGGCGCATTGGCCGTCTATGCGCGATCGCTTGCTACGTCCGCAGCAGGCTCTGTGCTGGCCAGCAAGGCCGCCATTGAAGATGCCATGGCCCGTCGCGCTCAAGCGGCTACCGTTCTGCTGGCCGCCCAGGCGGATCAAAGGAAAGCGCAGACCGCAGTCTTCCTGGCTGAGAAAGAACTGGCCGCCTCGAAGACGCGCATCAGCGGCATGGCAGTTGAAAAGCAGCTGGCAATACAGCTTGCAGAAGCGCGGATGGTTGAGGCGCGCGCTACTGCTGCTGTCGGTGTTGCCCAGGGTGCCATCGTCGGTACTGGTCGTACCTTGCTCGGGCTGTTAGGTGGCCCTGCAGGTATTGCGATGCTGGCTGTTGGTGCCGCCACAGCATTTCTGACGCTGCGAGACAACACTGGCTCCCTGGAAAAGAAGCTCGGGGATCTGGCCGATCCAGTAGACAAGCTCGCCGAGCGCTTCAACAAGCTCAACAGGGCGACGCAGTCCGTCACACTGCGTGAGCTCCAGGCGAGCATTGAAGATACGCAGGACAAGCTGTCCCAGATGTCTGGGGCGATGGCGGATAAGTTCGAGTCCGATCTTCGAAACATGGGCGCCGCGGGCGCTGACGGCTTGATGGCCGGACTGATCCCGCTGCCGGCCGAAGCGCAATCTGCACTGGATCTGGTGCGGAAGGCCTCCCGGGACCAGGCCGCCGGTATCGCTGTAGATTGGAAGGCGGTCGCCGACCAATTGCGGGTGATGCCCGGGGTGACAGAGGAGATGGCGCGGGCTCTTGAGTCCAGCCAGCAACCGGTCACCGAGCTTTCTTCGCTGCTTCAAAATCAGAAGCAGGCATTCGCCGAACTCACTGGCGCGACGGACGATAACACTCGTGCAGAGCGTGAAAATGCTGCTGCCAAGGCAACGGCAGCCGGTGAGGGGCAGAAGTACCTTGAGCAGTTGCAAAAGCAGCTCGCCGCTTCGCAGGATAAGACCGCTCTCCAGGCTGCAAACCGGTTTATCGCTGAGAACACGCTTCTCACGGATGAAATGGTGGTTGCGATTCGTTCGGCGGCCGCGGCAAAAGATGCCCAAAAAGCTGCCGACGCTGCGGCAACAAAGGCGACCCAAGATGGCGCTAGTGCTGCCAAAGAGGCTGCCACTCAAGCGAAGAACCATGCCAAGGCGTTAACGGATCTCAAGTCCCAAGCAGATATCGCAATCAAGTCGGCCGAGGGTCTGGCGGTCGCCTATCAGTCCGGGACTGACCGCACTCGCGAGTTCGCGCTTCAACAGAAAGTGGAGGAAGCGATCCTCAGAACTGGTGCCAGCGTTCGTGACGCCGTGACTGCTGCGATCCAGAAGCAGATGGACGCCGAGGACAGCCTGGCCATCAGTAAGCAAGCTTTCGATCTGGGGAAAGAAGCCGCTGACCAGGTAGCGCTGGCCAAAGCAACGCTTCAGGGTGCCGATGCGCTCGAAGCCTACAATGTCCAGAAGGCCATGCAGGTCTCTCTGGCGGGCAAGAACATCGCTGTGGGCAGCAAGGAGTATGAGCAGTTGCTGGCTGCAACCCGAGCCCAGCAAGCCGCGGTGAAGGTGGCGAAACAAGCGGCCGACGCCGGCAGCATCATGGATCGACTGTATCCCGAGAAAAAGCTGCTGCGCGAGTACACAGAGGGGCAGGAGGCCTTGAACAAGGCCATGGAATTGGCACCAGAAAGAACTTCCGAGTACCAGGAAGCCTTGCGTCTTCTTTGGCTTGAGTATGAGCAAAATAAGAGGGCCGCCACTGCCTGGGGCAAGTTCACGGAGGGTGCAGTCGACCGGGTAGATGATGCGTTTGCAAATGCTTGGAAGAACATCGGAAATGGCTTTGACGGTTTCGCGACGAGCCTGAAGGAGGGTTTCAAGCAGCTGCTGGCAGAACTGGCGCATATGGCTATCACGCGACCGATCGTGATGCAGATCGGTGCTGCGCTGGGGGTTGGCGGCCTGTCGGCTCAAACGAGCGGTCTATTTGGTGGATCGGCCGGTGGTGGGGGGCTGAGCCTTTCTAACCTGTGGTCGATGGGAAACAGCGCTTACAGTGCGGTCACTTCCGGCTTCGGTGCTGCGATCTCCGCCGGCTGGACCGCTGGCGAAGGATTCCTTGGCGGCCTGCAGGGGGCTATCAGTGGTGGCTACGGTTTCCTCAGTAACAGTATCAGCGGTCTCTTCAGTGGCGCCGGGACGGCTGCCGGTGCCAGCAACGTTGGTTTCGGCCTCGGGCAGTCACTGGTTTCCGGTGGTGTCGGTTCTACCGGAGCCGCGGCCGGGTCAGGCGCGAGCTACGCCACTGGAGCCGGTGGAGCGACCGCCCTTGGCGGGGCTCTTGCCGGCATCGGCGGCGCACTGTATGGGTATGGTCAGTCAGGTCTCAAGGGCGCTGCTACAGGTGCTGCCGGCGGGGTCGGCGGGTACTACGCGGGCGCTGCGATTGGTTCTCTCGTTGGGCCGTTGGGCACCGTGATTGGCGGCGTCATTGGCTCGGCCCTTGGGAGTTTCGTGGGCGGATCGCTCTTTGGTGGCGATTGGGTCACCAAGGATCAGGGCATTCAGATTGGCGTTGAGAGCGGCGAGCTCGATGCCATGCAGTTTGAGTATCAGAAGAAAAAGGGCGGGCTATTCGGCAAGAACAAGAAGCGCAACCGCCTTTCTGCTCTTGATCCCGAAATGCAGGATGCGCTGGACAATACCTACGATGCGACCATTTCCAGCGTCGAAACTCTGTTTGAGCGACTGAATGTCCAGCTCAACGACGGCGTGCTGGATGCTCTGAATATCGATGCAGTCAAGATCAGCACTAAGGACAAGACCGCCGAAGAGATCCAGAAAGAGCTAGGCGTGTTTTTCGGGGATGTTGCCCACGAGGCAGTATTTGCCATTTCTGAGGCGACCAGCGCCGGGTTGAGCGGCTTCACTTACGAGGGGCTGACAGAGTTCGTCAACAACCTTTACGGCGTGGACGATGTCATCAAGCATCTGAACGTCGGCTTGTTTGACATGTCGGTGCAGGGCGGCTTCATGGCCGAGCAGTTGTCGGCCTGGGCCGGCGGGTTCGAGGCACTTAAGTCGTCAGCCGCGACCTACTACGCGAATTTTTTCACGGAGGCAGAAAGGTCGGCGGACTTGCTGGTCGATGTCCGGAAGGAGTTCAAGGACCTCAACATTACGCTTCCTGAAACCCGGCAGGGCTATCGAGACATGGTTGAGGCCCTCGATCTGACGACAGAGTCCGGTCGTGCAATGTTCGTAACGCTGACCACGCTGGCAGGAGACGCGGCCCAGGCGTATGACGTTCTGGAGACGCAGTCTAGTCAGGCAGCTCAAAAGCTGCAGGACAACGTCGGTTCAGCGCTGGCATCAGTTCAGCGGGCCGTTAATGCCCAGAAGTCAGCGTTGACCGATGCCTATAACGCCCAGGTTGCGTCGCTCAACGACATGGCGCAGACAGCGCAGAAAAATGTCAGCGAGTTGGCCAGCGTTGGCGATAGCCTAGGCCGGGCGCTGAAGTCGTTGCGTGGCGATTCAGACGATGCCGTGAAGATGTTGCGGACCCAGGCCATGGCCACCCTCAACAGCGCCTTGGTCTCGGTGCGTGCTGGTAAGTCGCTGTCTGGATTTACCGGACTCTCAGATGCGCTGGATGTACTGAGCCAGAACAGCACTGATACCTACGGCTCACTGGAGGACTTCAACCGATCCCAGGGGCGGACGGCGAACATTGTCAGCCAGCTTGAGGCGGCCAATGGCAAGCAGCTGACCACTGCGGAGAAGTCCCTCGAAAGCCTTCAGGCCAGGATTGAGCAGGCCAAGAAGTCCTACGACCTTCAAATCGCTCAGTACGACGCGCAGCTCACGGCGGCCCAGGCACAAGTGGATGCGCTGAACGGTGTCGACAACTCGGTAGTTTCGGTGGCTGCGGCCGTTGACAGTCTAAGCCAGGCGATCACGGCAGCGCTTGGCACTCGCGAAGCCGGAGCCTCCCAACAAAACACTTACGACAACAACGTCGCGCTCATACGTGCCGTCTACCAGTCGGTGCTCGGCCGAAACCTTGATCCAACTGGGCAGGCTGGATGGGCTGCTGCGTTGGCGAATGGATCCGTGACCTATGCCAGCCTCGCAGACGCAATTGCGAAGGCGGGTGCTGCCAATGGTGAAACGGTGCGGGTTCCAGGTTTTGCGAGTGGTGGACATTTCGGAGGCGGCTTGCGTTTGGTAGGTGAGCGCGGCCCCGAGCTGGAGGTGACCGGGCCAAGTCGGATTTACAGTGCCAACCAGACTGCCGCGATGCTCAATGGTGGGCAGAGCGATGTAACTGCTACCGAGCTGCGCGAGCTTCGCGCTGAGATGAGGTCGGCGCTCTTCGCCATTGCCAAGTACACCCAGAAAGCCGCCAAGAACACTGATCTTCTACCCCGGAAATTGGAACAGGAGCTGTACCCGTGAGGATCATTGAACCCGTCGAAATCACCCCGAGTATGGCGGTGATGGAAGCGTTTCTGGTGGAGCCCAATGCTGAGCCTTTGGTGGTTCAGGTTGGGCAGGCTTTCCAGGTGGCATCGCTGCTGACCAATGTGCCCGAGGCCGACAACCCCTTGTGGGTGTCTACCACGGCGTACGCGGTTGGCGACATTGTCATGCTTGAGCATCGGAACTATGAGGCACTCGTAGCGAACAGCAACAAGGACCCTGCCGGCATTGCAACCGATCCGCCGACCTGGTTGGATCTGGGGCCGACCAACCGATGGCGAATGTTCGATGACAAGATCGGGACGGTGACCACCAACCCTGAAAGCATCTCGCTGACCATCGCCCCAGGACGCGCGGTCGATTCCCTGGCCTTTTTCGGGCTGGACGCTGCCGCGATATACGTTCGGGTTGTCGACCCATACCAGGGCATTGTCTACGAATCGAGTGTTTCGCCTGTCTCTACGGACGGGATCAACGACTGGTATGAGTACTTCTTCGCCCCGGTTGAGGTGAACGAGGATTTCGTACTGCTGGATGTGCCGGTCGGAAGCTATGGCTCCATCGAGATCAAGGTATCCAAACCTGCCGGTATCGCCAAGGTCGGGGCGCTCATCCTGGGTAAGGTCGCGGTTCTTGGCGATGCACTTTACGGTACGTCCGTGGGCATCGTCGATTACAGCCGCAAGGAGCGGGATGACTTTGGCAACACCGTCATTGTTGAGCGGGATTACTCGAAGCGTGCCGACTTCGATGTGATGGTACCGACCAGCATGGTTTCACAGGTGCAGCGCCTTCTCAGCAAGCACCGGGCGAAGCCGCTGGTTTGGATCGGCGAAGCCAACTACCAGTCAACGATCCTGTACGGCTACTACAAGGAATTCAACTTGGTTATCAGCGGCCCGACTGCGTCGGATTGCTCCATTTCAGTCGAAGGACTCATCTGATGGCTACACCTACCATCACGCCTCTGCCAGAGGCGCCAAGCCGGCAGAACTCGGCCGGCACGTTCGCCACATTGGCCGACAACTTCATGTCCGCGCTGCCGCAGTTCGCAGACCAGATGAACCAGGCCATTGACTATATCGGCGATCAGGCCGAGTCAGCGGCAGAAAGCGCTCAGCTTGCAACCAGCAACGGGGCGGCCCAAGTAGAACTGGCAGCGCAGCGCGCCAGCTCTGCTTCGCAGAGTGCCCAATCAGCTGCTCAGCAGTCTGCATCGGCGAAGACTCAGGCAGACGCAGCCAAGGGGTACCGGGACACCGCCCAGGCTGCTGCAGCCGCAGCACAAGGAGCCGCTGGACTCCCTGCTTTGTCGGGTAAAGGTGGGCTACCGCTGGTAGCCAAGCCTGATGGCACAGGGGTCGAGTACTCCGGAAGTCTGAGGCGATACGATCTTGATGTTGCCACGACGACTGCAGTTCTCGATCTCAGCCTGAGCCAGGTATTCAAAGTCAATGCAAGCCAGCCGCGAACCTTGACCTTCGCCAACCAGCCCGCGGCCACCAGGGCAATGACCCTAGTTCTTCATGTCACAGGGAAGGCGGCAATAACTTGGCCGCCTGGCATTCTCTGGAACAACAGCCAGATACCAGTGCTGGGCAATGCGTGGACGACCGTAATTCTGATCTGGATTGGTGATGGCTGGGTTGGCTCAGTGGGTGCACGATCATGATAGAGGCTGCGTTGATGGGTGGGTCGCTTCCCGGTCCGTGGTCTGCGTGGGAGTTTGTTGGGTCAACCTCGCTTCTGGCGAGTGGCGCGACAACGGTCGTGGCTAAATTCCCTGCGGGTGTGCAGCCAGGCGACCTGGTCGTTACGATCATGTCCCCACTGAACGAATCCATCAAGACGACGATGGCTGCATCGGGCTGGCAGCACTGGGCTCAAGGCGCTCAAGACTACGTCTGCACCGCCCGCTTCGCTGAGGGCCTTGCAGCGCCATCTTATGCTCGAGCAGCCTCCAATTCGATCTTCGTATCGGTTTTGGTATTTCGAGCGCAGGGATGGTCAACCGTGAAGCTGGAGGCCCATTTGTCACCAGCTGCGCCTGTAACCGTCACAACCCAATTACAGAACGTCCTTCTTCTGGCGGTTGGCGTTACTCCCAAAACAACTCGCGGATGGGTCATATCCATGACGGGGCCCGAGCCTGTGGCGCGGGTGGCGCGGACGCTTGCTCCAGCGGTGCAAGCCTATTCCGCAAACATTGGATTCCCGCAACGCATCGAGGGTATTGCGGTAGACGCACTTTCAGGTGATGAAAGAAACCTGATCTTCACCATTTACTGATCCATCAAATTCCTAGAAACCGGCGCAGGCCGGTTTTTTTGTGCCCGGAGAAAAGTCCATGGCTTACAACAGTGCCCATACCGGGCCAGAAATCGATGCAGCTGTTCAGCAGTTGGGGCAAATTCAAGAGGCTCGCGATGCGACTAATCAGGACCGCATCGAAGTCAAAGATCTTGCAGCCCAAGTTAAAGTTGACGCCGGTCAGATCTCGAGTCAGGCGGACATCGTCTCTGCGAAGGCTACCCAGGTAGCCGCCAATGCAATCGCAGTTGAGCAGGCGCGAGTGCAGGTTGTCGGCGCCTCAGAGGCCGCCGAGTCAGCGATGGATGCTGCTGTGCTCTCTGCAGCTTCTGCGGAGGAAAGCCAGGCGGCCGCCAGTGCCAGCGAGCAAGCTGCGGCTCAAAGTCAGCTCGCAGCCGGGCTTTCTGAGCAGGTGTCGGCGGAGCATGCAGCTGAAGCAACCTCTGCCGCAACACAAGTCGCCACCGATCGCGCAGCGGCGCAGGCCAGCGCGGCCAGCGCAGCGGCGAGCGCCCAAAATGCCGAAGCAGTTGTCACTGGCGGTACCGCCTCGGTAACGCCCAGCCCGGGGCTGATCCCCCTAGCGGACGCCCAGGGTAAGATTGATGCCGACTGGCTTCCGGAAGAAGTTGCTCGGACGGAGTCAGTTGAGGCAGCCCTTGAGGCGTCGGCCGAGGCTGTCAATACAGCTTCCGAGGCGCGGTCGCGCACGGCTAGCTTCCTGCAGCCGTCGCCTGAAGCCCCTGCGGTTCGAGATGATGGCAGCCCGCTTCAGGTGGGAGATCGCTACTTCAACAGCGTTGAACAGTCGGAGTGGATTTACACCGAGGACGGTTGGGCCTCGAACGACAGCCTTGCTGCCATCGATTCGATTAAAAACGCCAGCGATCCATCGAAAGGCGGGAGAGAAGTT